AAGACAGGGACAGCGTGACAGGGACAGCGTGACAGGATCGTAAGACAGGGACAGCGTGACAGGGACAGCGTGACAGGATCGTAAGACAGGGACAGCGTGACAGGATCGTAAGACAGGGACAGCGTGACGCCAAAACGATGCAACTTTTTTTTGCTAGTATATAGTGCGCCACTCAAAACGTGATTGCATAGGGCGGGGTGCCATATCTGGAAAGCTTGAAAGTAGGGGATATGGTAAGTGCATCCATTCTGCGTTTTGTGATCACAATTCAGATTGCCCTAGAAAATACACCTTTTTAGTGAATTACCGCTTATCAATCCATACAAGAATGCAATGTTTTCAATAGGTTAACCCCTAGGAAAGCACTCAAAACAGCAACGGTGAGGATCATCATGGCTTTAAGGGGCGGGCGAGGGCCACCGGGGGTGCATGGGTAGTACGTATATGTATAAATACACGCACGAGCTTTTTGAGTTAGACAACTCTAGGGTGTATACATGTGTATATACAGCATACATGTCAGATCTCTAATGTATACCATATGAAAGTAAGACCGAATCGGACCTATCTAGTACAGTAGGGCTAGGGGGTATACGGACCACGGAATGTTTTTGCATTATTGCCCTGGCTCTCTAGCAGAAAACTGGGTAGTAGAGCTATAGTGTGTCTATAGTAACACATTCCTAAACTATTTAGGGGTAGTACATCATTTTATGGATTGACACGTAATGTGAAATCTTTATAACTGTTAAGAGAGAGAGAGTTAAACACTTATAGTTAAACATATAAAAAGAGTAATACATAAAGAAGAGTATAACTAAAGAAGAGTAGTACAAATATGATAGTATTACTTCTGATAAGTTAAACATATTCAGAATGTGTAACATTTAGATCATTGGACATAGGAAGAGTGTAACTCTCTAGAGTATTACTCTAAGAGTACAAACTATTTACTTGTAATACATATATATCCGTGTTACTGTTCTTAGAGTTTAACTCTGTATAAGCAATAATCATAGTAAGAGTTATACTTTACTGGTACGTGTCACACTCAATAGTGTTACTCTCCTCCCTGTCTCCCTAACAATATTTGTATTGCGACACGTACCACTTATTTTCATATAAGTGTTGACACCTATGACTAAAGACATACAACTATACGCATCTGATGACGTATTAGAAGAGTTTTACTCTGCATTAGCAGACGGTAACACACCTAAACTCAGACGTATTCATATCCCTAGAAGTGACGTATTCTATGTGAGGGCTGCTATAGAGGCAGACACTGGAGTGAAATACTCCTTGGATCACGTAGAGAGAGCTATGTACTTAGAGGGTCACTTATCTCGCAGAGATGTGTTAGACCCAGACAGGAAGAGACCCTATGCCGACACCCCCCAAGAAGAAGACTAATCGTAACTACACCATGAGTGGTGAAGGTAAGTATGACAAGTCGCCTAAACGCATGGCTGATAACCGCTCTCGTAAGAAGGCACGTTATGCTATGGAGAAGGGTGGCCTAGTCTCTAAGGGTGACGGCAAGGATGTTGATCACAAGGATGGCAACCCACGTAACAATGCTAAGTCTAACCTCCGTGTACAGACACCAGCTAAGAACAGAAGTATCCCACGTAACAGCAAAGCAGGGAAGAAGTGATATGCCTGTAGAGTATCGTGGAGAGAAGTTTTCTGGCTACAACAAGCCTAAGCGCACATCAAGTCACCCTACTAAGTCACACGCAGTATTAGCTAAAGAAGGTGATACTGTTAAGATGATACGCTTTGGGGAGCAGGGTGCATCTACAGCAGGTAAACCCAAAGCTGGTGAGTCGGACCAAATGAAGAAGAAGAGAGCATCATTCAAAGCTAGACATGCTAAGAATATTGCTAAAGGTAAAATGAGTGCAGCTTACTGGGCTGACAAGGAAAAGTGGTAGATATATTACAGATGAAGTTTTATCATAAGTATAAAGTAGAACTAGAAGCTAAGGGTTATGTCGTAGATGAGCATGGTTATGTGTGGGATCACATGGGTAACCAGTCTGCAGGTGAAGACAACTATGGTAACGTACAGAGTAAAGACCCTAACGTCACTGAGATCTGTCGTGTAGCAGAGTTAGAACAGTCAAAGCCTAAGCCTAAGAAGGTTAAAGCTAAGAAAGCTGCAGAGGAAGAGTAATGGCATTAGTATCGCAGGGCAGGAATGCTCGTAAAAGATCTATATGGGGTCACAACACTACAGCAAGTGTAGAGACTGTCTATACCTGCCCTGCGAACTGTGTTGCAGAGTTGAACTATCTGCACATTCACAACAGTATGGGCAACACTGGTATCACTATTCAGTGGTATATTGCTGCCGATAACTACACTTCACACTATCTAGAGGGTAAAAACCTAGGTGTAGGTGAGACACTAACATTCCCAGATATTCAGCTTGTACTACAGGCTGGTGACAAGATTCAGGTAATGCCCTCTGTAGCGGCACATGTTGATACTATCCTGACTGTAACTGAGACCTTTGTTCCTGTAGGGTAACGGGTATGCAGTATTAGTAAGTACAAAACACAAGAGGCTTAGATATAACTACGTGTATAATAGGGTTGCGCTGTGCAGTCCTTACATACAAAGGTTATATAACTATGCTACAGAAACTCAAAGCAGCTATCATGCACTTTCATCGTGCTATCGTAAAGTCTCAACAACGCCGTGCTGACTTCTTCATCTTGACTCACATGACAGATGCAGAACTGAGAGACATTGGTGTAGCTCGTGGTGAGATTAAAGAACGCTACTACGCTAAGGATTAAGGTGCTTGCTATTAAGGTTGTACTGAGTATAACTATATGCAAGCCTAATTAAAGAGGACAACTTAATGGCAAGAAATCTAACAGAGAATCAGCAAAAGTTTCTAGAAGTACTCTTCGATGAAGCTGGTGGTGACGTTGTTCTTGCCAAGAAGTTGGCAGGTTATAGTGAAAACACACCTACACGCTTGATTGTAGAAGCACTTAAAGATGAGATCAATGACGCAACACGCACCTACTTCTCTCGTACTGCACCAAAAGCTGCTATGGCTATGGTTAACGCTTTGTATGACCCTACAGAGCTTGGCATAAAAGAAAAGATGGCTGCAGCTAAAGACTTGCTAGATCGTGCAGGACTTGGTAAAGTAGACAGAGTAGATGTTTCCTCTTCTGGTGGTGGTATCTTCTATCTCCCACCTAAAGAAGGTAATAACGAGTAACAGTGTCTTTTGATTATGATAGAGATCTAGGCTTCTGGGAGTTACCTAAGCCTAACAAGGGTAGAGAACGGGAGTGGCACGTTATAGCTAGAGTAAGTTCTAGGATTGTACCTTTCGGCTATGAGGTACATCCAGAGAATGAAAAGCTCCTAGTTCCTATCCCTGACCAGCTTGAAGCGTTAGAGCTTGCAAAGCGTCACTTAAAGCAGTACTCTTTTAGAGATGTATCTCGCTGGCTTTCTAAACAGACAGGCCGTTACATATCACATATGGGCCTAAAGAAGAGAGTTGAAATTGAGCGAAGACGTAAAAAAACTGCTGCAATTAAACGCAAGCTTGCCAAGCGCCTCGAAGAAACGCTACACGAGATCAAAAAACTCGAAGAGCAAAACATCGGAGCCTACTCCATCACAGGAGGGGAAGACACCTAAGCAGGTTGAAACCGTTTACGCTGAAGTTAAATCTGCAGAGTATAACATCGAAGATGCACAGGACGTTGTATTCAAGCCTAACGCAGGGCCACAGACAGCCTTTCTAAGCTCCTCTGAGCGTGAAGTACTCTACGGGGGTGCTGCGGGTGGCGGAAAGTCTTATGCGATGCTTGCAGACCCCTTACACGGCCTCAATGACCCTAACTTCTCTGGTCTGCTAGTACGACATACTACGGAAGAACTACGAGAGCTTATCCAGAAGAGCCAAGAACTATATCCTAAAGCTATTCCTGGCATTAAGTGGTCAGAGCGTAAGTCACAATGGACTTCACCTCGTGGTGGTAGACTCTGGATGTCTTACTTGGATAAAGACTTGGATGTTAACCGCTACCAAGGTCAGGCGTTTAACTGGATTGGCTTTGACGAACTTACTCAGTGGGGTACGCCTTACGCTTGGGACTATATGCGTTCACGACTACGTAGTGCCAGCAAGGAGTTAGGTTTGTACATGAGAGGTACTACTAACCCTGGTGGCGCTGGGCATAGTTGGGTTAAGAAGATGTTTATTGACCCTGGTCCTGCTAATAAATCTTTCTGGGCTACAGACATTGAGTCTGGTGAGACTATTAGGTTCCCTGTAGGTCACAGTAAAGAGGGTCAGCCACTATTTAAGCGCAGATTTATCCCTGCAATGCTATTTGATAACCCCTACCTAGCAGACTCTGGCGACTATGAAGCCATGCTTCTGTCTCTACCTGCACACCAGCGTAAGCAGCTTCTAGAGGGTAACTGGGATATTAACGAGGGTGCAGCGTTTCCTGAGTTTGACAGGAACAAGCATGTAGTAGAAGCTTTTGACATTCCAGAGTCTTGGCCTCGGTTTAGAGCCTGTGACTACGGATACGGTTCTTACACTGGTGTTCTGTGGTTTGCTGTATCACCTTCTGAGCAGCTTGTTGTGTATAGAGAGTTGTATTGTTCTAAAGTTACCGCTTCTGATCTAGCAGATATGATCTTAGACTTAGAAGCACATGACGGTAAGATGCTATATGGCGTACTCGACTCTTCTCTCTGGCATAACAGGGGTGATACTGGACCTAGCCTTGCAGAGCAGATGAACATGAAGGGCTGTAGATGGAGGCCTTCTGATAGATCTAGAGGTTCTCGTATCTCAGGTAAGAACGAAATACACAGACGTTTACAAGTAGATGAGTACACAGAAGCCCCACGTCTCGTATTCACTAGCAATTGTACGCATACTATAGCTCAAATCCCATCTATACCTCTAGATAAGCGTAATCCAGAGGATGTAGATACAAACTCAGAAGATCACCTCTATGATGCCTTGCGCTATGGTATTATGACTAGACCACGCAGCAAAAGCATATGGGATTACGATCCTGCAACACAACGCACTGGTTTTCAGGCTAGTGACACAACATTTGGATACTAAGTATGGCAGAAAATGATGAAATGATGTTCGAGACGGACGATGTTGTTGCAGCAGAGGACGGTAAGGACACTCTATTTACAGCAAGTAGTGTAGTTTCATACGTTACTGACAGGTTCACTAGAGCAGAAGACGCTCGTCTAGGCGATGAAGAGCGTTGGCTTAGAGCTTATCGCAACTATCGTGGCTTGTATGGTCCAGATGTTAAGTTCACTGACACTGAGAAGTCTCGTGTGTTTGTAAAGGTAACTAAAACTAAGACACTTGCTGCTTATGGTCAGATCATTGACGTACTGTTTGGTAACAACAGGTTCCCAATGAGTGTAGATCCTTCTATTCTACCTGATGGTGTCGTAGAATCTGCTCATATCAACATTGATCCTAATGCGGAACAGGCTGGTGACGCCCTTAAAGCTGTTACCTCTGATCCAGCATCTAAGCCTTACTTGATTGGCCCAGATACTAAGCTTATGCCCGGCGAGACACTTACTTCATTGAAGGATCGTCTTGGCCCACTAAAAGAAAAGCTTGCACCTATTTCTGATAAGATCATTGAGGGTGTAGGTACTACAGCTACTACTGTAACATTCCACCCAGCTATGGTTGCAGCTAAGAAGATGGAAAAGAAGATCCACGACCAGCTTCAAGAGTCTGGCGCTTCTGTTCACCTTCGCTCTATGGCGTTTGAGATGGCTTTGCTTGGCACTGGTGTTATGAAGGGTCCATTTGCTGTAGATAAGGAGTATCCTAACTGGGACGAAGAGGGCAACTATGAGCCTCTCATTAAGACTGTACCTGAGTGTAGTCATGTCTCTGTATGGAACTTCTACCCAGACCCAGAAGCATCATCAATGGCAGATGCAGAGTATACTGTAGAGCGTCACAAGATGTCTCGCACACAGCTACGTGCATTGAAGTCTCGCCCATACTTCATGAAAGAGGCTATCGGTACAGCTATTGATAGAGGTGCTGACTACATCCAGAAGCACTGGGAACAGGCTATGGAAGATGCCTCTACTCAACCAGAGTCAGAGCGTTGGGAAGTCCTAGAGTTCTGGGGTTTTGTAGATGTTGATATTCTTGAAGAGAATGGCATCAAGATCCCTAAAGAGTATAAAGATCTTGATGAGCTTAATGCTAACGTATGGGTGTGTAACGGCGAAGTGATCCGTCTTGTGCTTAACCCATTCAAACCTGCACGTATTCCTTACTACGCCGTACCATATGAGCATAACCCTTACAGCTTCTTCGGTGTAGGTATTGCTGAGAACATGGACGATACTCAGACGTTGATGAACGGCTTTATGCGTATGGCTATTGATAACGCTGCAATGTCGGGTAACTTGATCATTGAAGTAGATGAGTCTAACCTAGTTCCAGGACAAGATATGTCTATCTACCCAGGAAAGATCTTCAGGCGTCAAGGTGGCGCTCCAGGACAGGCTATCTTTGGTACGAAGTTCCCTAACGTAGCACAAGAGAACATGCAGCTTTTTGATAAGGCTCGTGTACTGGCTGATGAGTCTACAGGCTTCCCTAGCTTTGCACATGGTCAGACTGGTGTGTCTGGTGTAGGTCGTACTGCTTCTGGTATCTCTATGCTTATGTCTGCAGCTAACGGTTCTATCCGCACTGTAGTTAAGAACGTAGATGACTACCTTATCAAACCACTAGGTAAGTCTTTCTTTGCATTCAACATGCAGTTTGACTTTGATCCTAGCATTCGTGGTGACTTGGAAGTTAATGCTTCAGGTACAGAGAGCCTCATGGCTAACGAAGTACGCTCCCAGCGCTTGATGCAGTTCTTGCAGGTAGCACAGAACCCTGTCTTGGCTCCTTTCGCTAAGATGGACTACATCATTCGTGAGATTGCTAAGTCTATGGATCTTGACCCAGCTAAGGTTACCAACTCTATTACTGATGCAGCTATTCAGGCAGAGATCCTGAAAGGGTTCCAATCTGCACAGCAACCTCCTGCAGGTGGCCCAGCGCCACAGGGACAGGGTCCACAAGGCGTTCAGGACTCTTCTGGTGGGGGTGGTTCACAAATAGGTGTAGGTAATGCTCCAGCACCAGGAGAAGATGGGTTCAGTGGCAATGTCGCTTAAAAAGCTAGTCAATGATAAAGCTATCTGGGATGCGCTTATTGAGGAGTTAGATGGGCGCATCTCTGGTACACATAAAACCTTAGAGAGTTTGACGGATACTTCTGAGATATATAGATGTCAGGGTTACATCCAAGCTTTACGGAAACTAAAATACTTGAGGGATGTAGTCAATGGCTGATGATACGGGTGTAAAAGACCAAATGACTGGACTATTAGGTAGTACTGAAGAGGAGTGGTCAAACTATACGAACAAACTTGCTTCTGAGTCTGAACCCCTACCAGAGACTACCTTTAGAGATGTAGCTACCTTCGTTGGTGAGATGACACCTATTATTGGTGATGCTATGGCAGCTAAAGATGTTTATGATGAGCTTAACAAAGAAGAGCCTAATTATTACTTAGCAGGGGCTTTAGGTGGGGCTACTATTGTAGGCCTTGTCCCCGGCTTAGGTGATGCTGCTTCTGCCGCCATTAAGAAGGGTGCTAAAGAAGTATTTGATGTAGCTAAGCGGGTAGAGGTCAATCCTAATGCTATGGGTTCTATGGGTGGTAACATCTCCTTGAAACCCAAAGAGGCAGACCTTCCAGATATAGAATTACCTCCCGCTGAAAATGCAGCTAGAACACAGATTGCAGGTACGTTACCTACATATAAAAAAGCAGACACCCTTTTAAATGATGCAGTAGGGGAGGGTAGAACTCTAGACTTTGGGGCAGGATTGGGTTTATCTAAAAAAGAGCTAGGCTTTGATACATATGAGCCATTCCCAAAAGCAGACTTTACACCTGATTTTATTTCTCCAGAAGATATTCCATCTAACTCATACAAAAAGGTTACAAACCTAAATGTTCTAAACGTAGTACCTCGTGAGGTTAGGGATGGTATCGTTATGGATATTGGCCGTATTCTTGAACCTAATGGTGTAGCTGTAATAACTACTCGTGGTAGAGATGTAATGGCTGCTAAAGGTACTCCTGGACCTGAGCCTATGTCTATCATTACATCTATGGATACATATCAAAAAGGTTTTACTCAGCCTGAACTTAGATCCTATATAACAGAGGTTTTAGGTAATGGTTTTGAAGTAGCAAACAACAAGCTTGGTGCTGCTGGTGTTACAATACGTAAGCTACCTACAGAAACTAATGATACAGGATTCGCTGAAGGTGGCCTTGTTAAAAAGAGACAGCAATATGCAGAAGGTGGATTAACAATGGATGATCAAATGGAAACAGTGTTTAAATCCTCTAGAGCAGAAGTAGATCCTGTGTCTGGTAATGAAGTACCTCTAGGTGCTAGGCCTGAAGAGGTTCGTGATGATATCCCAGCTAACCTCAGTGAAGGTGAGTATGTTGTACCTGCTGACGTTCTACGTTACTATGGTGTTAAGTTCTTTGAAGATCTCCGTATGCAAGCTAAGCAAGGCTGGCAAGAGCTAGACGAAGGTGGTCGTGTAGGTGGTGAACCTTCAGGTATGGAAATGGGTGAAGACGAACTTCCATTTGATATCAGTGAGTTGCAGACTATTGATGATTCACAGATGGGTGAACAGCCTGAGATGAACATGGGTGGTTACATTAAGGGTTATGCTGATGGCGGTGTAGTAGACGTTGATATGACTGCACTACAGGAAGAGTTTCCAGATGCATTTACGACTGCTGGAAAAGGTTCTGGGCAAGAGTATCGCACTTACACCAATGCTGAAGGTATGACACTCTCTGTACGCTTTGTGAATGGTAAGCCTATGTCATCTATCCCTGCAGGTTATACAGCTTCTGGTGAGACTGCTGCTGAAACTGCTGCACCAAAGCGTGAACGCAAAGATCGTGACACTCCTACCCAACAACAGCCTGTAGAACGTAAGGACTGGGCTACTGCTGATGCTTCTGAGTTCGGCACTTACCTTGATCAGAAAGATAGCCTATTAGGCAGAGGCGTTAGAGCTATTGCTGGCGGTATTAACCCTCTTATGGGCGCTCTTATTAGTTATGCAGGTAACGCAGAAGACAAAAGAGTTATGGAAGCTCTAGATAACCGCCTTGCAGCTATTACAGACCCTAAAGATCCAGAGTATAAAAAGCTTATGGACATGAAGTCTAGATTTACTGCTGCTAATGAAAAAGATACAATTAAAGATAAAGTAGTACGTGGTACTGGTATCTATGGTGGCGGTAAGAGCATGACTGATGGTCTAGTTGATACCAGCGGTGATGGTAAGACGAACTTTGGTGATACATATCTTGGTGACTTGCTCGGCTTCGACGGCTCTATGGGCGTAGACGCTAAAGATAAAGATGGTAACAAGATTGGTATTACTGAGTCTGTTGGCGGTGGCAGAAGAGATATGACTAATAAAGACACATCTCCAGCGCCTACACCCCCTGCGTCATCACCTGAAGCTGCTACTGCAACAAGCGGGTCTGCCCCAAAAGTCACAACTACTTCAATTCCAGAGAGCTACGACGATAAAATTAGCAGAGGTGGCGGCTTCATGCATGGCGGCTATGTCAGCAAGAAGTCTAAAAAGAAGTAAAACTACCAAACAAAACCAACTATAAGGCTACCCAGCAATAGTGCTGGCCCCACATAAAAGGACTACAACATGTCAGAAGCACAAATGAAGACTGATTCAGTTTCACATCGCCGCAACCAAGCTCGTGTAGATCGTGACGAGGCTGAACTACAAGCACTTCTAAAAGAGAGTGGCTTAGTAACTGAGGAAGAGACAGATGATAGCGTACAGCAAGAAGCCCCAGAAGAAACTGAGGAAGAAGCCGTTGTTAGCCAAGAAGCCATCCCCTCAGAAGAGCCAGAGCAAGAAGAAGCCTCAGAAGAAGGTCTAAGTGCAGAAGAGAAAAGCTTTAAGAAGCGTTACTCTGACATTCGTAAGTACATGCAAGAGAAAGACACAGAGTATAAGCGTGAGATTGAAGCACTCAAGACACGCCTAAGCAACTCTTCACAAACCTCTCTTGAAGAAGTTACCACTAAGGAAGAGATTGAGGCTTGGGCTAAGCAGAACCCTAAAGCTAACGCCCTCATTCGTGCCTTGGCTGAAGAACAGACTACTGAGAAGATGAAAGGCTTGGAAGGTCGTGTCAAAGAAGTAGAGGCTATGCGTACTCAGGCTCGTAAAGAGAAAGCTGAAGCTACGTTACTCTCTATGCACCCAGACTTCGATAACATTCGTAATGATGATGCATTCCATGACTGGGCTAAGGAACAGCCTAGCTGGGCGCAGACAGCACTCTATGATGAGCCTGACGATGTTAAGTCTGTAGCTCGTGTGTTGGATCTCTACAAGGCTGACAAGGGTATCAAGACTAAGAAGCCTAGCGCAGACAAAGAGGCAGCATCTTCTGTTAAGTCTCGTCGTAGTGTAATTGATACAAATGACTCCTCTAACTACCTCTCTGAATCAGCAGTAGAGAAGATGAGTATTAAAGAATATGAGAGCCGCATGGAGGAAATCTTCAAAGCGCAGCAATCAGGAAAGTTTATTTACGATATGAGTAAAAGATAGTTGACAATACTTTAACCATAAGTAAAACTAAGGGCATACACAGCTATGAAGTTTGTGTATGCTTTAACACTAAGCACAAACTCCCACATAAAGAACTACCTCCTATTATAGGCCCAGCGCTAAATGGACGGCCATCCTGATAGCAACGCTGACTACCCTATTAAGAAGAGCCTCTTTCAAGTGGATATGTAGTGTCTCCCCTCTAAGCCACATATATCTTTGAAAGGATTTCACAATGGCTATTACATCTGCATCTGGCGGCTTCAACGGAGCCTGGTCCCCAGTAATCTACTCGAAAACAGCACAGATTGCACTTCGCAAGTCCGCTGTTACTAACGCAATCACCAACAACTCTTACTTTGGTGAAATCTCCAACCAAGGCGACACTGTTCGCATCCAAAAAGAGCCAGACGTAACAGTCACAGCTCTGCAGCGTCACACATCCATCACTGCTGAGCAGTTGGATGACACAGACTTCTCCCTGACAATCGACAAAGCTAACTACTTCGCATTCAAAATGGATGACATCGAAGAGCAGTTCTCGCACGTTGATTTCACACGTATGGCTTCCGACAAAGCAGCTTATAAAATGGCTGACGCAATGGACGAAGAAGTATTGGGTTACTTGTCTGGTTACGCTGGTGGTGCTGGTGCTTGGGCTGCAAACACTGTAGCTTCTGGCGACAAAGCTAATGCTGCTGCTGGTGCAGACGAGCTTCTTGCTGCTAACAAGCTTGATGCAACTGCTTTTGGTAACTTGACCATCTCCACTACAGCTACTGCTGGCGATGCTATCCCATTGGCTCCACGTCTTCCAGGCGCAACTGCGTTGTCTTCTTCGACTGTTTCCCCATTGACTGTACTTGCTCGTATGGCTCGTAAGATGGACACACAGAACGTAGACGCTCGTGGTCGTTGGGTTGTACTTGATCCAGTGTTCGTAGAGATGCTGAAAGACGAAGATTCCCGTATGCTTAACGGCGACTTCGGTGGTGCTGGTCTCCAGAACGGTTTGATCCTCAACAACATCCACGGCTTCCGTGTATATGTATCCAACAACTTGCCATACCTCGGCACAGGTGCTGGTACTAACGGTACTGCTGCACAGTCCACAGACTATGGTGTTATTGTTGCTGGTCAGGACGATGCTGTTGCTTCTGCTGAGCAGATCAACAAAGTTGAGTCTTACCGTGATCCAAACAGCTTTGCTGACATTGTACGTGGTATGCACCTCTATGGTCGCAAGATCCTGCGTCCAGAGTCGCTCATTGTAGCTAACTACAACGCTGCTTAATCCACTTAACTTAGGGGCTGGCATTACGCTGGCCCCTTTGTGCCTTTAACATAGAGGACATCACAAGATGGCTATTACAACTGCAATGTGCAACAGCTTCAAGCAAGAGCTTCTTGGTGGTGTTCACGACCTAGATACAGATGCTATTCGTATCGCTCTAATCAAAGCTACCCCTACTGGCTCTTATGCTGGTTCTACAACTAATTATAACAACGTCACAGTAAATGGTGATGAAGCTGTCGGTACTAACTACGTAACAGGTGGCAACACTTTGTCTAGCGCAGTTATTACTCTTGACGGCTCCACTGCTATTGTTGACTTTGCTGACACTACTTGGTCTTCGGCAACAGTATCTGCATCTGGTTGTATCATCTATAATGCAACTAAGGGTAACGCTGCTATTGCTGTTATTGACTTTGGTGGTATTAAGACTTCTACAAATGGTGACTTCACTGTTCAGATCCCTGTAGCTGATGCTTCTAACGCTATTGTACGTATTGCTTAATAAGGAACGTCTGCTATGGCTTTAATACTCAAGGATAGAGTAAAAGAAACTGCAACTGTTGAAGGTACAGGATCTGTAACTCTTGCTGGGGCAGTAGAGGGTTTTCAATCCTTTGCCTCAGTCTTGGGTAGTTCTGACACTACGTACTACGCCATCTCTCACCGTAATGCTGATGAGTGGGAAGTAGGTCTAGGTACTTATAGTGCTGGCACATTGGATCGTACTACAATCCTAGAAAGTTCTAACTCTGGTGCTTCTGTTAGCTTTACTGCTGGTACTAAGGATGTATTCATTACACTGCCAGCAGAGAAGGCTGTTGTACTTGATGCTAACTATGACCTAAGCGTAGGCAATATTATCACTACTGGTTACCTTCGTGGCCCAGCAGTCTTTACTATTGACCCTGCTGCTCATGGTGATGATACAGGTACTCTTGTCATTGCTGGTAACCTTCAGGTGGATGGCGTTACTACTACTATTAACTCTACTACTCTCAACGTGGATGATCTAAACCTTACCTTAGCATCTGGTGCAGCTACACCTGCTGCAGCTAATGGTGCAGGTATCACTGTAGATGGTGCTGCGGCTACTATTACGTATGACTCAGCATCTGACAGATGGGTTATGAACAAGGCCTTGTCTGCAGATGTAGTAGGTAATGTTACAGGCCAAGTGTCTAGCATTAGCAACCATAGCACTACAGATGTTGTAGAGGGTACAAACCTTTACTATACAGCTACACGGTTTGACGATGCTCTAGCTACTAAGACTACTGCTGATCTTACTGAGGGTGTTAACCTCTATTATACTGCAGGACGTTTCGACACTGCCTTTAGTGCTAAGAACACTACAGACCTCACTGAGGGTACAAACCTCTACTACACTACTGGACGTTTTGATAGTGCTTTAGCTACTAAGAGTACAACAGATCTCACTGAGGGTACAAACCTCTACTACACTACATCTCGTGCTAATGCAGATTTTGATACACGTATTGCAACAAAAAGCACAACAGACCTAGCAGAGGGTACTAATCTGTATTATACTACATCAAGAGTTGATGCACATGTAAACAAAGCTTTTGTAGACTCACTTAATGTAGATGCAGATACGCTTGACGGCTTAAACTCTACAGACTTTGACCCTGCTGGAAGCGCTCTAGCTTTAGCTATTGCACTCGGATAAGGAATAACTAAATGGCAAACACCTTCGTAAACTACACAGGTGCGGCAGTAGGTACTACACCATCTACAGTCTATACTGTACCAGCGGCGACTACCGCAGTTATGATCGGTATGAACGTAGCAAACGTAACAGCAGCACAGATCACTGTAGATGTGCAGTGTGCAGGTGTTTACCTAGTTAAGGGTGTAGCTATCCCTGCTGGAGCAAGCTTGAGTGTCTTGGATGGTAAGATTATCCTGGAAGCCGCAGATACAGCAGTTGTTACATCTAATACGGCTGCTTCTGTAGATGTTATTATCTCGGTCTTGGAGCAGAGCTAATGAGCAAGCAGACAGATTTACTGAACCTCACAGATGCAATCACTGCGAACGGCACAGCCTTAAAAGTTGACACTATCCAGACTGCCGCTGGCGGGGTTCCCACTGCATCTGACTTGGGTATCAATGTTGCTGGATCAGTGTTGCAGGTTGTGACTTATACAGATAGCACTAACGTAAATTTGGTTGGGCCTGACGACATTACACTGTGGAGTTTCCCTATTCACAATGTAGCTGCTGGTTCCTCTATTCACGGCCAAATCAACATTTCTTCACTAATGGAATATGCTGGGGTAAAGCGATGGCGCATTAAAAACGCTACGGGTGATGTTGTCGGGGAAATGATTAGTCAGGGAAATGGGAATGGAGGCTGGAGGATGCCGCAAACATCTACCTCGTTTTTTGATGCATCGCCAGTAGTCGGAACAAACACATATTATCTAAGCGTAAGGGCTAATGTCCAAGTCTATTATAATTACACTACTGGTTACGGTAACGGGATTACGAGCGTCCAAATGATGGAGGTAGCAGGATGATTGGTGCAATAAATACAATAGCGGCACTACAGTCCCTCCGCCCAGCATCACAATGGGTGCTGCGTGATGACATCCTTGAGTGGCATGACACTGAGCAGACCCAGCCAACCACAGAAGAACTGGCGGCAGAGGTTCTACGCTTACAAGCAGCCTATGACGCCAACCAGTATCAGCGTGACAGAGCCGCAGCTTACCCAAGTCTGACTGAGCAAGCTGACATGGCTTACTGGGACAGACAGAACGGCACCACGACACTTGATGACGCCATCAACGCTGTCAAAGTCGCATACCCTAAACCCACAGGAGAAGCATAATGGCTGGCTATATTGGCTCAAGGGCTTCCGTTGTCTCCTCTGGCGCTGAACGCAAGAAGACCTTCGCAATCACCACGACAACAACAGTCCTCACTGGATTGTCCTACACGCCCACATTCGTGCATCTGTTTCACAACGGTGTTCGTCTCGTAGACGGCACAGACTACACAGCGACTAATGGCACAAGCATCACGCTGACTTCTGCTGCTGAGAGTGGCGACGAGGTTGTCGTGATCTCGTATGCTTCGTTTCAAGTTGCTGATGCCTATACGAAGGCTGAGACTTACTCGAAGGCTGAAGCTGACGCTGAGATTGCTTTTAAATCGTTTACTGAGGGTGCCAACACAGGATATGGCACTGCTCATAGAGTAAACAACCCAGCTTACTATGGGGATATAGGTTCTGACGCCCTTGATTTGAGTTATAATGCTTTTGCTTCTACAACCCGTGGCGCTACTGGTGCCAAATCCACAGCAATTGGTGGTGGTGTAACGGCATCTGGCGATAACTCCACAGCAATTGGCTCTAATTCAGAAGCATCTGGCCTTCGCTCAACAGCAATTGCATATCGTGCATTAGCATCTGGTGATAACTCCGTAGCGGCGGGTTATATAGCAACAGCTTCTGGCATCGGTTCCTTCGCACAGGCTAGTAGGGGGAATGCTAGTGGTAGCTACTCAGCAAACTTTGGGAATAGAACATATGCAAGTGGGTATACTGCGTTTGCCTCTGGAAATGGAACAACAGCAGCGGGTGATAACTCATTTGTAGTAGGTTATAATGGCGGCACAGGCACAGCCTCTGGAACCGTGTTTGGCGTGGCGTATGGTAATAGCACTGGGGACATCACGGCTTCTACGACAGACACGAACTTAGTGCTTGCTGTGTCTAATGCTGGTCATGTCACTATGCCGTATCAGCCTTTCTTTAAGGCCAGATCACAGCCTAACGTAAATATTACGACACAGGGGCAGATATTACCGTTTGACGTTGTGGATAAAAACATAGGCAATCATTACAATAACAGCACATTTACGTTCACCGCCCCTGTTAATGGGGCCTACGTTTTTAACGTAATGCTGTTTACCCCTCCCAACCTAATATCTTTCGATTACTTCTACGTTAACGGGGTCCGTCAGACTTCTATTGAGCAGAACCATGCTCCAACAGGATACACTAACCGCAGTGATGTGTTTGTGGTCTACCTAGTTGCAGGGGACGCCGTGAGTATAGTTCATTGGGTAGGCACAACGCACCTCAACGGGTCTTTTGCTGGGCCACACAGCTACTTCAGCGGCTACCTTCTCGGATAACCCCCCACACAAACAAAAGGAGGCATCAACATGCCAAACATCACAATCACGCTGACTGAGACACAATATAAAGGTCTTGAATACGCTGCCCTGTCACCTGAAGACTGGGCCATCAACGCAGTCACAGAACGCTGCCGCATTGCTAACGACGAGATCGTGCAGCTAACAGTGCAGCACTGCTTGGACAACGGCGAGGCCATCCCTCTGACCCGTGAAGCTATCGTGGCTCATGCGTTTGAACACGGTGTCGTCAAGACTTCAGCAGAGCGTCAAGCAGAGGCAGAACTAGCCCAGCAGGTTATCTGATGAGTGGGTACATTGGCAACGTCCCAACACCACAGGCCACCCAGACACGCCAGTCGTTCACAGCTACAGCCTCCCAGACTAGCTTCGCCACAGCGGGTTACACCGCTGGCTTCCTCGACGTGTATCTCAACGGGGTACACCTGCTAGACAGCGCAGACTACACAGCTACTAATGGTTCAGACATTGTGCTGACTGTTGGTGCTGCTGCGGGTGATGTGCTGGAGGTTGTGTCGTATAGTACGTTTGAGGTGGCTGATGTATATACGATGGCTGAGACCTACTCGAAGGTTGAAGCTGACAGTCGCTATGTGAACACAACAGGTGACACTATGACGGGTTCGCTTACTGCAAGCGGTCAGTTGAAACAGTTTGGTAGCAACCTTGTAATAGACGATGAACGTGGCACAAACATCGCCGAACTTGATACTTTCGTGATGACCGCAGGATCCAACTACAAATTGGCCCGCATTATGACGGTAGGCGACACTCAGCGTATAGGCACATTTGCGCTAATGATTTGGATGTATGATTCTGGCCCCCACGGTGCGGGTACTCATTATTGGAGTGCCTCATACTCAGGTGTCATTTCTACGAACCATTCTGGAACAGCCTACAATGCAACAGGGCCATCTCAGTTAACTTTAAACAGTCACTACCATCACAGGACGGTAGCAGAGCCTACTTTCTACTTGGATAGTGATAACTCTGTGGGTGCATACGGTCACACCAACTTATACATTAACGTACCTGTAAACACGCAATTTTACAATGTTGGTGTCTATTTAAAACGATTGGCTTGGTGAGGAGATAATCATGGGGTTTACTTATAAAGATATTACATACGTTGTCACACCTGACAGCAGTATCCCAGATGGCAATGGTGGGGTTATCCCCCTACGTGAGCATCTTGGCATGACGGACGAGGCATTTGGTAAAGCAATGCTTGAACACAGCACTGAGGAAACCCGTAAAGCTAGGGCGTCTTCTTACCCGTCTATTGGGGATCAACTCGACGCACTGTTTCACGCTGGGGTTTTCCCAACAGAAATGTCGTCTCTGATCCAACAGGTTAAAGATAGCAATCCAAAGCCAAAAGCAGAACTATCTTCTCAGGAGGCATCAACATGAGTAGATCACGAGCAAGACTAGCCGCAGACTGGTTCGCAAAGCTGCGGCAGAATGCAGTGACACAAGAGGTCGAGCATACGGATGTTGTGGCTGCTGAAGCTACTGCCACTGCGGCTATCCAAGTTGAGTTAGACGCTAAAGCACCTCTTGATCATAACCACATTTCTGAGGGGAGTTTCACTGTTGGAGGCAGTGCAAGTACGTACTACCCAGTTATATTTGAGAGACATTGGGGCTGTAAAATCTTAATATGGAAGCACGTACATAACTATGCAACTTGGGATGGACTTGTAACATTTCAAATTGATACGCATCCTTATGGCTGGGGTGGATATGCCAGTAACTACTTTGTTAGACAAAATGTATACTCCAATAGAGCTTTTGTTCATTCTGCTGGTGGCACTGGTGATGCTGGTAGCTACGTGGTTGTATACTTACTCGGAGGTGGCAGGACTTATCAATATGCTACAAGTGGTCTTCACACAGCAGGGGGTCTTTGGGGCGGTCCTTATTATACTACTACAGCTTTGACTAATAATGGTACTGTTGGCCCAACCACTTCGGCAGCGAGTCAAGCATATAAGACCATATCATAGGAGGACTAAATGGAAGATTATACAGCAATTGAAAACCCTTGGGTTGGTACATTTGTGGATGCAGATGTTTGGTCTCACACAGAGAACATCCTAATGGGTAAAGCCCCTAGAGACTACCTAGAAGCCCACGGTTGTTTGCCAGAAGATATAGACGCAGCACTGTCTGAGCAGCTTCGCATGGAGCGTGACGGCCTGTTAGCTGAAGTAGATGCCTTCGTCGGCAATCCACTGCGCTGGGCTACACTCTCAGCAGAACAGCAGGATGATTGGGCAGTCTACCGTCAGTCTCTGCTTGATGTGCCACAACAGGCTGGCTTCCCGAAGGATGTCGTGTGGCCTGTTAAACCCTAACTGAGGATACTTAAATGTTTGGCTTTAGCGCATTATCTATCTCACCATTCTCTACTGATGTAGAAGTACGCTTTGATGTAGTAGGTGTATCTGCTATTGCTGCAACAAACCCTGTCGTTGTAGTAGCCCCTGCCAACACTAGCTTAGCACCTGTATCTGCTTCTTCTGCGCTGGGCGATGTAGTAGTTACTGCAGATAGCATTACACCTAGTGCATCTGTATCTGCTGCAAGCTCACTAGGTAATACTATAGTTGTAGCTAAAGCTGTAACTATTCCATTAGGGCTTGCTTCTACTGGATATGTAGGTATAACTACTGTAGTAGCTCTATCTAATACACAGATAAACAGCCCAGCGCTAAGCATTACTGTAGGTAATACAAGTGTTATAGCTAAAGCTGTTACAATCCCTACAGGTGTAGCAGCTAACAGCAATACTAATACAGTAGATACAAGAACTACAAACGTATTTGAGATTAGTTCACCACCACTAAACATCTATGCTAGAAGACCTGAGATTCAAGCTGTTCAGTTTAACTATGAGCTTATCAAAGATAGCTACAGCAGAAATAGGGTTGTATACGTAGAGCCTACGGTTAAAGGCTTTACTGTTTCTATACCAGCAGATCCTTCACAAAGAACCATATACATTGAGGCTACAAACACGGACAGAGTAGTTCGTATTGCAGCATAAGGAATACATGAATGTCATATAAGTGGCCTGATAAAGATAAAGATGAGATACTTGACTTCAATGTAGATTGGTCACGCTTCTTGGGTGATGATAACATCTCTGGTGTTACTTGGTATATTGATGATGCTAATGGTGTTAAGACTGAGGTGTCTGCTGCTGATGTAGTTAACGGTTTGCAGATGGTTCAGAAGACTAACACCTTGAGTATATCTACAATCAGACTCTCCCTTGGCATTAATAACGTCAGGTATCTTATTACTTGTAAGGTCACTACAGTAGAGGGTCTACAGTATGAGCGCTCTATCTATCTACGTGTTAAGGAGAAGTAAGAATGGCATATGACTTTATTGGTCTAGTTAATGACGTTAACAGACGCCTTAACGAAGTAGAACTAACTACAACAAACTTTGCTGGCGCACAGGGTTACTATAACCTTACTAAGGATGCTGTTAACGCAGCTATTAGACACATTCACCAAGAAGAGTTTGAATGGCCTTGGAACCATGCTGAAGAAGAAGAAACCTTAACAGCGGGTGAAGTACGTTATAGTATGCCTTACGATAGTAAGAGTATTAATATGAATAGCTTCCGTATTAAAAGAGATACGGCGCTTAATGTACCTACAGTAAAGTTAAAACTGTTAAACTATGAAGATTATCTTGACAAATATGTGGACTATGAGTATAACTCTAGTGAATCTGCTAGAGGTGTTCCAAGATACGTTGTTAGAGCGCCAAGCCGTGAGTTGCTCTTTGTTCCATCTCCTAACGCAGCCTACGAAGTAGTATACGAGTACTACAGAAATGGCGTAGACATGCAGAAGGCTGCAGATGTCCCTGTTATCCCTGAGCAGTATCGCCACGTTGTAGTAGACGGTGCAATGTATTATGCTTATGTATTCCGCTCAGATCTTCAAGCTGCACAACTATCCCAAAGTAAGTTTGCTGATGGCATTAAGAACATGCGTTCCATTAACATCAACCGCACTGAATACCTTAGAGATACAAGAGTACACTTCTAATGGCTACTAATTGGCAGACATTCCCTATTGAGTTTAAAGGTGGTCTCATCTCTAATCTCAGCCCTCTCCAGCAGGGTGCTAATGCCGTAGGTTCTGCTACTATCTTGCAGAACTTTGAACCTGCTCGTTCTGGCGGTTACTCCAAGCTACAGGGTTATACTAAAGTAGATCCTAACATCATCCCAGGCGTGGGGCGTGTACTGGCTGTTAAAGTTGTTAACCCAGGTGAATACTTAGCTGCACGTAACAATGGATCTGTTACAGAGTATTATAAGTCATCTGGTAATGGCTGGACTTCCGTAGGTGCTGCAGCTTTAGCTGGGTCTAAAGTAAGATCTATTGAGTATAACTTTGGCGCAGGTCACTATGTAGTATTTGTAGATTCCTTTAATTACCCAGCCCTGTATGAAGATGCTACAGATACATTAACCTTCATTAACTCTAATACAGATCTTGAAGGGTCTGAGCAGGTTGCAGTGTTTAAGAATACTGTGTTCTTCTCTAAAGGTTCAAACCTATACTTCTCTGCCCCTTCATCTTCGCAAGACTTTAGCTCTGCTAATGGTGGTGGTGTTATTAACGTAAGCCATAAGATTACAGGTCTTATTGCATTCCGTGATCAGCTAATCATCTTTAGCCGCAACAAGATCCAAAGACTTACTGGTAGCACTATTTCTGACTTCCAGCTTAATCCTATTACAGAGAGCATTGGTTGTCTAGACCCTGACACTATCCAAGAAGTTGGTGGTGACATTATGTATATGTCTCCAGATGGTATTAGACTCCTTGGTGCTACAGATCGTATTGGTGACTTTGCACTTGAAGTAGCTTCTGATCCTATTGCTGATGACGTATACAAGTTTGCTCAGAGTACGTCTAACTTCTGTTCTATTGTAGTTAGAGAGAAGGCTCAGTATCGTATCTTTGCATATACAGAGTCAGAACAGTCTAAGGTTGCTCGTGGGTTGTTGGTTACAAAGTTCTCCAACCAAGGTTCAACAGACATGGCTTGGGGTGAGTGTTCTGGTATCAAAGCTTTTGTAGCAGACTCTAAGTATACAGAGTCAAGTGAGACTATTGTCTTTGCTAACGAGACAGGTTATCTTTACGTTATGGAACAGGGTTCTAGCTTTGATGGAGAACCTATTGAAGCTATTTACGAATCTCCCTATATGCCTATCTCTGATCCACAGATGCGTAAGACCTTTTATAAGTTAACATCTTATATTGACCCTAGAGGGGCTTTTGATATTGATTTATCTGTAAAGTATGACTTTACTCGCTCTAATAATCAAAACCTTATCCAGCCAGCCTCTACTAGCGTATCTAGCTCTGGACTGTCTGTATTCTTTTATGGTGCTGTTACTGCTACATACAGTCAGGCTACTTATGGTGGATCTCTAGACAAGGTTTATCAGAACCAGATTATTGGATCAGGAAAGACTATTTCAATTCGCATTGAAGACAACTCAACAAACCCCTCATTTACACTGGATACAGTACTCTTAGAGTACACCCAGAATGACAGACAATAATAAGGAAGCTATCTTATGGTAGGTTACACACGCCAAGATACGGCAAACAACATTGCTAACGGTAACGTAATTGATGCGGATGACCTTGATAGCGAGTTTAACGCTGTTGAGGATTCCTTTAATGCCATTAGTGGTCACACACATGATGGCACCCCAGGGAATGGCTCTCCTGTCACTAAGGTAGGGCCATCACAAGATATTATTGTAGGTACAACTAACATACTACCTAAAGGTACTAATACCATTGACCTTGGCTCTGCTGCTGCTCAGTTTAAGGATGCTTGGTTTGATGGTACAGTAAGCACAGACACACTTAATGTAGGTGTTTCTGGTTTCACTACTATTGTAGATAACGAGTATGATGTAGCTTCTGGTAACCTTACATTTGATGTAGCTGGTGATATTGTTCTAGATGCAGATGGTGGTGACGTATATCTTAAAGATGGTGGTGTAGACTTTGGTAGACTTGTAAACAATGCTAACCAATTGTCCGTCTACTCTGGTACAACAGAGGCTTTAGCTCTAAGCGGTGCTAACACTTCTGCTAAGGGTTCTTTAGCTGTAGCTACTAACGCTACCGTTGGTGGTACTCTAGCTGTAACAGGTAACACATCTGTATCTGCAGGTAACCTTACAGTTAACACAGGAAACGTAAACATTGGTGGTACTCTAGGTGTTACTGGTACAATTACAGGTACTCTTAGCGGCACTGTATCTTCTTTGGGTAACCACACTACAAACAGCCTTGCTGAAGGTACTAAGCTCTACTACACAGACGCCAGAGTTAAAGCTGCTATTGGTGTAACAGACGCTGGCGGTGACGGTAGCCTGACATACTCAAATGGTAACATCACTTACACTGGCCCTTCTGCTACAGAGGTGAGAAATCACTTTAGTGCAGGTACTGGTGTAGGTATTGCTGGTGGTGTTGTCTCTATTGGACAGCCCGTAGGTACTACATCAAATGTTGTATTTAACAACGTAACTGCTTCTGGTAATGCTGTTATTAATGGTAACCTTACAGTATCTGGTACAACTACTACTATCAATACTGAGACTGTAAACATTGCTGATAACCAGATTGTACTCAACTCTAACTTTACAGGTGCAACACCTACTCAGAATGGTGGTATTGAGATTGAGCGTGGCACACAGCCAAACAAGACATTTGTATGGGATGAGACTACTGATAAGTGGACTGTAGGTAGTGAAGCTCTTGTAGCTGGCAGCTTCCAAGGACCACTAACAGGTAATGCTTCTACAGCAACTGCACTACAAACAGCACGTACTATTAGTCTTGCTGGTGATGTATCTGGCTCTGTATCATTCAATGGTACATCTAACGTAAGCATCACTGCTGTAGTAGCAGACAATAGCCACAACCACGTTATCAGTAACATTGATGGATTGCAGACAGAGATTGATACTAAAGCTGAAAAAGCTGGCTCTATTACACAAGTCTTTAACTGCGAAAGTTTAACTGTAGGTAGTGGCGGAGCCTCCTACATTTACATGCAGGACAACGATCATGGAACACGTAGCATCCATAACAACTCAAACCAAGTAGGCTTTTTGACACAGGCAGGTAATTGGGGTTCCTACTGTGATGACAATGGTAACTGGACTGCTGTAGGTAACGTAACTGCTTATTCTGACAGACGCCTCAAGTCTGATATTGTTACAATTCCTAATGCTTTGGATACTGTGTCTAAGCTTCGTGGTGTTAACTTCACCAAAGACGGTAAAGCATCTACAGGTGTTATTGCTCAAGAAGTACAGGAAGTAATGCCAGAGGTTGTACACGTAGGTGAAGAGTATCTCTCTGTAGCTTATGGCAACCTTGTTGGTGTACTTATTGAGGCGGTTAAAGAGCTTAAAGCTGAAGTAGAAGCTCTCAAGAAAGGTCTGTGATATGGCACTTCAAGCACCAGGACAAGCAATATCACTATCACAGATACAAGAAGAGTTTGGTGGGTCTAGCCCTATCAGCCTCTCTGAGTATTGGGGCTTAGCAACAGGCTTACCTACATCAGGGCAGACCATAAGTGCTTATGATTTCTACAGTAAATCCTTCCTAGTTACGGAGGTGATTACATCCAGCAGAACTTGGACACCTAAACTCAACAAAGCCGCCTACATACACATCTTCGTATTTGGTGCTGGTGGCTCTGGTGGCTCTGCAGAGTGTGACAACTCTTCTAGTTTTGGTAACCCAGCAGGTACGGCTGCTGCCGCTGGTGGAGGTGGAGGAGGTTTCTGTTACTCTAAAATACCCGCAGCTTCCGCATCCAGTTCCACTATTACCATAGGCACAGGTGGAGCGGGAGTGAGAAGCGCTTTTGACCACTACCTAGTTGGCAATGCTGGCAGTCATAGTGGGTTTGTAGGGTCTGGCCTAAATATGATAGCCTATGGTGGCGGCGGGGGTGGCGCTCGTGAGATATCAACAGTAGGCTCAGATACTAGCACTGCTGCTGCTGCTGTTGGAGGCAGTGCCTCTGGCGGTAACCAGCTAAACTATACAGGCGGTGCGTCTGGCGGTGCAATTGCATCTGCTACTGAATCTACGTGCGCCTCTGGTGGTGGTTGCGCAGTAATAGATGGTAACAGCGGAGCAAGTGCATCTGTTATTAGTAGTCAAACAAGTGATGGTGCAAGAATTAGTAATAACTCCTCTTGGCCTACGTATCTATCAACTTACCAGCAAGGCCGCTCTCAGTCACCTATTCTTGGCAGTACAATCTATAGTTTTGATGCGACTAGTGGTGTGCGTAATGGAAATTCCTCAAATGCAGGATATGGCGCAGGTTCTGGTGGCTCTGTTGACAGGAGTACCTCAGCAGATCATCTAAGCGGAAATGGTGGCAACGGCATTGTTATCATCGTATATGAGGTGTAATGAAATGACATACTCACTAGGAAACAAAAGCCTACAAACGCTAGAAGGTGTACACCCCGACCTTGTAGCTGTAGTTAAACTAGCCATCACTCTTACAGAGCAAGACTTTTCTGTAGGTGAAGGTCTTAGATCAGTAGAACGCCAGAAGACACTCGTAGCTGCTGGTAAGTCTACAACAATGAATAGCAGACACATTACTGGACATGCTGTAGATCTCTTTCCGTATCCTGTGTCATGGGACTGGAAGTACTTTCACCCTATTGCTGATGCTATGAAGCAAGCAGCACAAACACTAAACATCGACTTGCAATGGGGTGGTGACTGGAAGTCTTTCCCTGATGGCCCTCACTTTCAACTATCACGGAAAGCTTACCCAAAATGACCACAGAGCCTTGGCACCTATCTAAATCCGTACCTGCAACCTTGGTCTTTGCTATTGCGATGCAGACTGTTGCACTCATCTGGTTCGTAGCTTCTATGAATAATGCAGTAGAGTCCAACAAGGTTAGCATCGTTAAACTTGAGACTAGACAAGAAACACTATCTACTATGGTACAGCAGCAAGCTGTGACTTCTGCTCGTATGGACGAGAATATCAAAGCTATCCGTACTGCTGTAGAGGCTATGGCTGGAAGATGAAACCTAAGACGTACAAACGTGAAGTAGCTATACTCTTGTTTGTTTGGCTTGCCTACCTTGTGGAAACTAAAGATGTTAACATCATTGAGATCTTGGTCTGGCCTGTCTTTACGTTTAGCGCTTTGGCTTTCGGTATGGATTGGTTTGGTAAGTCTGGCGGGGTGCGGGGTCAGCCCACTGAGCCTACTGACGGGCGGCGGGACTAACGTAGCTGCAAACACACAGTTAGGTAAAGAGAATAACCAGACTGTCGGAGTAGTTAGTAACACTAGACCACAGATGCGGATAGAAGCCCCTGTAGATACTGTAATACAGGATACGAGTACTAACACAGAAGTAGACCCTCTCATGCTGCTTCTACTAATTGCAGGATGGTTAGCGCCTAGCCCTGGTGAGATAGGTAGAAGTTTCATTGGATTATTTCGTAGAAGGCCTTGACTGCTATTGCTTTATATGCAGCTAAGTGATATAACTACCACTATAACCCTCCCCAACACATAAATATATAACTGCAGCTATTTACTTGAGGCTGGGTAATAACAAGGACTATTATAATGGCTAAACGATTTGGTGGCTTTACACCTGAACAGATGGGAAAGATTGTCCCAGAAATGCAAGGTATGCAAGCTGATGAGCAAGCTAAGTTCTTAGCCTCTCAGCCTGGTGCTGCTGCTCGTGTAGGCAAGATGAGTGAATTGGCTGAGAAGCGAATTAATATGGCTTATGGTGGTTATGTAAAGGGCTATGCTGCTGGCGGCATGGCTACTGATCTAGATACAGCACAACAGTCTTATGCAGACTCCCAGAAAGCACTACAAGATGCAAGAGCTGCTCAAGCTGCTAACCCTGAAGACACAACACTACAAGATGCTATTACTTCTGCAGAGGCTGCTGCTAACCTAGCTAAAGAGGGTATGTCATCTGCTGAAGCTATATTTAAAGCTACTGAAGTACCAACCAGTGCAGAGCTAGTCTCTGGTGCTATCAATGATCCTACATCTATGACAACTAAAACAGATGTAGAGCTAAACAAAGTAACAGATGAACAACTTATTGACCCCGCTACTGGTCAGCTTAAAGATCCTGCACCTACGGTGAGTGGTACTACAGCAGAGACTGCTGCTGCTGTTCAAGCACCTACAGACGTTACTGCGGAAGCTGTAAGTACTACACTCTCTACACCTGCTGTATCTAAAGCACTAGACAGCTTAGAAGCTGCCAAAGGTACTGTATCTGAAGATGCTACTGTAGATGCAGCTAATATGTCTCCACAACAGCTTGCACAGCTAGGCCTAGATGCTGCTCAGATTGATAAAGCCCAGACAGTAGATGCACCTGATGCTCGTACACTACAGACTGGTGAAATGGTTTCAGGCTCTGCTGTTGATATGGAGCGGGTCAAGAAAGAGATTAACTTTGAAGCTGCTACAGGAGCGCCGTCAACAGACGCTACAGTGCAAGGTCAACTTACTGGACTGATGGAGCAGTTTGAAGGTAAAAACCCTCCAGCATGGGCTGCAGGTGCTATGAGAGCCGCTGGTGCAGCTATGGCTGCTCGTGGCTTGTCTGCCTCATCTATGGCTGGTCAGGCTGTCGTACAGGCAGCTATGGAAAGCGCTCTGCCTATCGCTATGCAAGATTCACAGACATCTGCTGCGTTTGAGAAGCAGAACCTTAGCAACAAGCAACAGGCTGCTATGTTTGCTGCAGAGAAACGTGCTGAGTTCATGGGTATGGAGTTCACCCAAGAGTTCCAAACTCGTGTAGCTAACGCTTCTAAGATCTCTGACATTGCCAATATGAACTTCACTGCTGAACAGCAGGTAGCCTTAGAGAATGCTCGTATGGCTCAGTCTGTAGACTTGGCTAACCTTGGTGCTAAGAATGCTAAGGTATTGGCAGATGCTGCAGCTATGTCTCAGATGGACTTGGCTAACCTCTCTAATGAGCAGCAAGCTAGAGTTACGAATGCTAAAGCTTTCCTAGACATGGATATGTCTAACCTAGCTAATCAGCAGCAGACTTCTATCTTTAAGACTAAAGCTATGACGGATAGTATCCTGAGTGACTCTTCTGCTGATAATGCTACTAAGCAGTTTAATGCTTCTAGTAAGATGCAGACAGAGCAGTTCATGGCTAACCTCACCTCTACTGTTAGTATGTTTAACAATGAGCAAACTAATGCAATGAGTAAGTTTAATGCAGGTGAAGCAAACGCTATTGAGAAGTTCAACAGTGAGCTTATCAACCAGCGTGAACAGTTTAACACAAACAACTCTCTTGTAATTGAGCAAGCTAACGCTGCTTGGTATCAATCCGTATCTACTCAAAACACAGCAGCAATCAATGATGCTAACAGAGCAGATGCACAAGCAGCTAACAACATGACTAACCTAGCCTTTAATGCTGCTATGCAAGAGACTAGAGATATGATGCAGTATGCTTGGACTTCTGAAGAGAATGATGCTAACAGGGCTGTACAACTAGCCATCGCTAAGCTTAGCTCAGAAGATGCTAAAACGGCTGCAGCAGCAAGTAAAACAGAAGGTATGTGGGGAGCTTTTGGTAGCTTCGCTGCGGCTGTATGGAGAGGATAAGCTAATGGATTTCAATAAATATAAGTACTCTCTAGATATCTTTGACTTGCTTGGTAGTGATGTAGAAGGTGTAACACCTCTTAGCCGTGGTCTGTTCACCCCTAAGAAGGGTGCAGAAGAGCCTGAAGTAAAGAGAGACCCAGCTAGAGAAATGGCACAGCTTACAGTTGCTACTTTTGGTGGTCAAGACAATGCTAGAAAGTACTTTGGTACAAGCCTCCCTGCTACGTCTAATGACTATAGTGACCTAGACCCTTGGAGAGAAGCTGCCCTTAGATCTGCAGAAGAGACTGAGCTTCTAAAGCAGGATAGAGGTATCACACGGTCCCTAGGTCTAGAAGATGTTGAGAGACGCAACCTTACAGGCGACCCTTTTGAGGGTAATCAACTTGTTAAGTATAAAGCCCCTCCTCTGCCTAGTATGCGCCCTGTCGTTGACTTTGAGAGATCTCTTAGCTCTGAGGATATTCCTTATAAAGAAGGTGAAGAAGTTGCAACTACAATTACAGATCCAACTACAGGGAGAGGTTTGATGTCTCCACAAGGTGGTGGTGTATCTGAAACACCTACAGAAAGTAAGGGTATCCTAGACTTCATTGGTTCTGGTGAAGGTACATACACTTCAAGCAATAGAGGTACTATTGGAAAAGATATTATAGGCGCAAATAGAAACACTACTAGAAATGGTAAGTCTTTGACTGAGATGACTATTGGTGAAATCCAAGCCCTACAGACTATTGATGATCCTAATGATCCTAACAGGCTATTTGCAGTGGGTAAGTATCAAGTTATTCCAAGCACAATGGATATTGTTGTGAAGGGTTTAGACCTCTCTTCTGATCAGATTTTTGATACAGCGACACAAGATAGAATTGCTAAGTTCTTAATCAGTGAGAAGAGACCTAAACTAGGGGACTTCTTGTCTGGTGGCGAAACATCCCTAGACCGTGCAATGCTTGAAATGGCTAAAGAGTTTGCATCTATCCCTGTGCCGTATGACGTTAAAAAAGGTAGCAGGACTATTAAAGCGGGTCAGAGCTATTACGCTGAAGAAGGTGGTAACTTAGCTAATCACACTATAGAAGAGACTAGAAACATGCTGTTAGCTGCTAGAAGCTCATAATCTAGTTTCATTATAATCTGTATCTGCTATTATAGCACCAACACGACATTCTAAGAAAGTATAACAATGGTAGATGTATTCTCTCGCCCCATCCCAGGTCAATCCCTCACAGCTACACCAAAGAACGCACCTTGGGAGAGGCCTCCTGAGCTTGTAGAGACAGGTGATGCAGTCAAGTATTACATCAACAAGCTTGCAGATGAAGATGTCATGGATGATCTTGCTGTTACCTTTGAGATGGGTGCTGACCTCAAGACTGTAGTGGAAACACTTATGACTATGGGTTCTATGAAAGGCTTACACACTGTAGAGGTTGGCATGTTGGCTGGACCTATTGTGGCATCCTTTGTTAAGGCTGCTATGTCTACGTATGGTATTGAAGTTAAAGAGACAGCTACAGACCCTAAAGAAGATCGTAAAGATAGAAACATTGCCCGCATGAAACTCTTGATGCAGGAATACCTTAAAACAGACCCTAAGAAAGATGCTGGATCAGAATTGATTGAAGAGCTATCCACAGTAGACGCTACAGACGTATCACAAGATGATACAGAACCACAACAAGAGCAAGAGCCTATGATGGAAGCAGAAGCTGCTCCTACAGGTCTTATGGCTAAGGGAGAAGTATAATGGCTGATTGGCAAGCATTCGCTACAGCATTCTTGGGTGACTCAGCTACGTACATCAACGAGCGTAAAGACAAGGCAGAAGACTACGCAGAGAAACTTGCTGAGCAAGCAGAGCGTAACAAAGGTAAGCTACTGCAGCTTAGACAGGTAGCAGATGCACAGAACTCTTTTGTAGGACAAGCTCGTGATCTACATGCAAGTGATGCACAGATTGAGGCTGCACTAGATGCTGGACCTGAAGGCCTAAAAACGCTTGTAGGTACATTAAATACACTTAGATCTTCTTATGGCTCTAGTTTTAATGCTGACTTGGTTAAAGAAGCTGCTGCACTCCCAGAGGCATTCTCTCCAACGGGTAACATTGACGTATATTCACGTTATGGCCTTGGTAGCCAAACTATGGGCGATATTGAAGCACCTAAAGGTGGATGGTTTGCAAGGGCTATGGGTACAGATGCTAAAGCTCGTGTTAGAGCAGAAGCTGATGCAGAGGCATTTGGCGGTACGGGTATGTCTGTATATGACATGGCAGAGCTTGATAGTGTGACAGGCTACACCAGCAGAAACAGTGGATCTTACTTGCGTTACACTCAACCAAAGATATTCAACCCTGCTAATACTGCTGAAGAACAAACAAATATTATGACAAGGGCAAAGCTTGTTATGGCTATGGATGGGTATACAGCTTTTGATACCGCTATTGCTAATGCAGATACTAAATTCAAAACGCCTGAACAGGTAGCTGCTGAGGTAGCTAACTTAAAAGCTCAACAAAAACAATTCCTTACTGATAACATATACGGGTATATAGACACACAAACAGCTCTATTTGGAGAGTCCTACCTTGAAGCTGTTGGGCCTAGCCTACAGAGTCTTGGTTTAAGCCCTGACAACCTTAGCCCAGTGAGAGGTACTGTTGATGCAGGGAGCTTATCATCAGGTGTAACAGAGAATGAGGATGGTAGCTTAGCGGTTACTTTTAGCACTACCAATGAAGAGGGTGAAGCTACGATAGACTCTTTTACAGTAACTGTTGATGGCTTAGTTAAAGGATCAGATGGTACGGTTCTATCCCCAGAAAAGTCTGCTGAGGCCTTAGATTATTATGGTCTTGTATCTCCTGCTGCACTTGCTGCCGCTGCTGAAGCTGATGTCGATGAAGTAGATGCTGAAGTTATTGAAGACCCTATCATGGCAGCTTACCAAGAGTATGGTCAGTCTAGAAAAGCTGGTGTACCTGTGTCTGCAGAGGATGTCCGTAATCAAATGGGTGATATTGGACAAACCTTAGCTGAAGCCACAGATGTAGCAGTAGATTGGACAGTGGGTGCTGCACAAACAGTAGATAGAGGGTTAGCATACGCAACAAAACCTATATCTAAGTTTACGAATGGTACAGCTATGGTAATGGGTTCCATTATGGATGCAGTAGGTATGCCTGGTGCTGATAAAGCTGCTGATAACCTTTATCAATTTGTAGCTGATAGCGTCAATGGTAGACAGAGTAAGCTAGATAAAGGCTTATTTGCTTCTCTACTTGATAATGAAGGTAATCAAGGAGATCCTGATGTTCCAAGTATTTATGAGTTCTTTAAGAATGTCTTTGATATCGACAAGAAAGACTTTGAGAATAGTCCAGAAGCTGTAGCATCTATTGAACAGTTGGCCGCTGACATTCAGGCTAACAAGCGTCAACGCATTGGCACTGTAGGCTTCCAAGACTTAGGCTTACGAGAGGGTGAAAACATTTCTGAAGATATGCCTGAAACTGCTTCTGATACAAACTTAGATAGAATGGAGCAATCACGCCTAGGACGAGTAGGGGCTGAGTCTGACAGGCTCTCTACAGAGTCTAAGTCTATGCCAGATGGTTACATCCCTGTTCAAATTGGTGCAACAGAGTTAAATCTACCTAGTGTCATTGAAGGCCTTAGTGTTGCTGCAAGAAATGCCTTGGAAAAAGATCTTAAAGCTTGGTCTGAGCGTCCGACTCCTAGAGGGTATCAGCCTACACAGATTGGTGCAACAGAGTTGAACCTTCCTAAAATGCTTGAAGCACTAAAGCCTAAGACACGTACTATGGTTGAAAAAGAGCTACAAGCACTGCCTCAAACACCTGAGCGTAGAGCTAATGCTGCACGAGACCAAAGAGTTTCTAATGAAGTTAATCGCCGTGAGCTTACAGAAGGTGCTACACGTATAGCTGAGATGCTCTCACGCCCCACATCTGAAGTAAGCCAAGAGGAACTAACTAAGTTTATCATGGAAGTACAGGCTAAGTTTGGCGAAGATGCAGTGAAGGCAGAACTACAGCGTGTCATTCGTGGCAGAGCAGCAAAAGGCGGTACAGAGTAATGGCTGAAGATCAAGACTTTTTCAATAAACTCATGGGTGGTACTAGAGTTGTAGAGCCTACTGAGGTTAAGCCTGTAGAAGATACAAAGCCCGTAGAAGAAGATGACTTTTTCAATAAACTTATGAGTGGTACTAAAGTTGCATCAGAGCAACCCACTCGTACAGCACAAGCTACAACACGTCCTTACGAAGGTGTAGTAAACAACCGTACAGATAAGCTAAAGAAGGATGACCTTCTACGTACAGAAAACATTGGTGTAATCCGTAGCTATATGGGTCAGAAGTATGGTACGGATGGCGTTAAAGGTACAGACGAAGAAGTCATGGAATCCTTTGTAGACACTATGCGCTGGTTTAACACAAACACTGCAAGTACTATTGGTGAAGCTCGTCGTATCAAGAATGCTGATGAAACTAAAAGAGCCACAGCAGGTGAAGCTTTTGAATTGTATGACCGCTTAGGCAACGTCTTTGTCAACGATGGTGTCATGGGTGCTGTAGATGGCGTGAAAGACTATATCTTTGCTGCTGTTGCTGACCCTACAAACTACCTTGGTTTGCTTACTGGTGGTTGGGCTAAAGCTGGTGCTGTAGGCGTAGGTGCAGCAGGTAAAGAGTTAGTAAAAGGTTTGGCTAGACAGGCTGGTGAAGAGGCTCTCAAGAAAGGTCTCAACAAGACCGCACAACAGGCTGCTGTAGATGCAGCGGTATCAGGTGCTACATCTCAGCTTGTTAAGCGTGGCATTCGTGGACCTGCTCGTAAGGCTCTTATCAAGGAAGCAGCTAAACGTGAAGCTGATCTCTTTGAGTATACCATTAAGCGCCGGGCAGAGTCTGACTTTATGAAAGACCGTATTACGTCTGCAACTAAAGGTTCTATCATCAACACTATTGCACTTGATGGTGCAGTAGCTGCAATGAACGATGTACAGATCCAAAACACAATGATGGATGTAGGTGTACAAGAAGAGTATAGCCTCCTTCAGACAGGCTTCTCGTCATTGCTTGGTGGTGTTGGTGGTACATTCCAACTTGCAGGTATGAACCTTCCTATTAAGTCTAACGTATCTGACATTGCTGCTGATATTGATATTGGTAAGATGAAGGGTGAGATGACTAGGACTATTAACCTAGCTCTAGACAAGACTGAAACTAAGCAAGCTACTGATGCAGTACTTAAAGCAGCTAAATCTTGGAAAGAGAAAGTAGCTCGTGGTAAGGCTGTCTATGACGATGTACCTACTGCTGTAGACCTTATTAAAGACATCATGTTTGGTGCAGATGAGAAGAGCGGTCTCGTAGCTATCTACAGAGACAAGGGTGTACAACTACCACAAGACATGCGGGTCACAGACCTAATGACTAACCTTGTGAAGTATATGGCACCTAAAGAGCTTGATAGCATCAACAAGGAGATTAAATCTCTTGGTATTTCCCTTGGAGACACAACACAAGTAGCTACAAACCTTCGTGATCTTATTGCTGTAGAAGTTAGCAAAGGTGGCCAGCTTCTTAATGTAATGTCTCAAGTACGTAGAACTATTGATGGCGGTGTATACAGAGGTGAGCAGATCTTGCAGCAACAAACAGAAGAGGCTATGGAAGCCTTGCCTGATAAAGCTGACTATGGTCGCTACATGCAGGGTCTCTGGAGACGTATGCTTGTATCCAGCCCTGCTACATCTGCAGTAAACGTATTGGGCTTTACTCAATTCTATGGTGGTACAGCTATCGCAGAAGTGCTGACAGGTAGTCAGTTCTTGGTTGCTGGCCTCATTAAAGGTGGTAGCAAGACCGCTGCAGGTAAAGAGAGCCTGAGAAAAGCTGCTGTGTACAAAGATATGGTTACACAAAAGCTTCGCTATCTTGCTGACCCTCACTCCACCAAAGAAGCCTACATGAAGATCCTAGAAGATTATGACAATGTTCGTAAGACTCTATATGAATCTCTTACAGGTGGTGTAGACGTTAATGCTGAGCGTTATGGTATTGATCCTAGCAACCCTATCTTTAAGAGCTTGGAATCTCTTGCAGAAGGTTCTTCTATTATTGCTGGTGTAAGAGCGCAGGACACTTGGTCTAAGTCTGTCATGTTTATGTCAGAGATGGATAAGCAGATGCGTCTGAAGCATGACATGCCTCTAGATGCTGTATTGCGTGGTGGTAAGATGGAACTTATTGATGATGACATCTTAGGTAAAACATTGGATGCTACTCAGAAGTCGGTCTTCTCTAAAGACTATACAACAGGTCAAAACTCTTTGGTTGAGGGTGTAGCTACAACTGTAGAGTCTATCTCTCGTGCGCCTCTCTTGGGTACACTCTTGCCGTTTGGCAGGTTCTTCAACAACGTACTAGCATCCACATACCAGTGGACAGCGGGTGGTATGCTTGGCTACGCTGGGGCTATTAAGCGTCAGGTAGTGAATGGTAAGCCTATTGAAGTGTCTGACGTAGAGGCGTTGTCTAGAAGCGCTGTAGGTCTTACATTCATGTATCTAGCTATGGACTACGACAAGGAGCGTCAAAAGGATAACCTTAGCATCTTTGACGTTAAAGTAGGTGATACTATTGTTAACGCTCAGAACACTTTCCCTATGTCTCTGTTCCTATCTGCTGGTAGACTTCTCAATGATAAGCGTGAAGGCAAGCCAGTAAACAACGAAGTCTGGATGTCTACACTTGAGCAGTTGGCTGTTGGTCAGCTTGCATCTGATGTAGAGTTTAAGAATGACATTCGTGCGCTGGGCGAAGCTATCTTCAGTGAAGATGGTGACAAGGGTGCTGCTATGCTTGATGGCCTAGCTATGAAGTCTGGTAACTTTGTAGCAGGTTTCACAAGACCTTTGGATGCAGCAAACAAGATGGTTGGCCTCATGGTTAACAATGATGCAGCTAAAGATGTGAGACAGGCTGAAGGTGGTGCTGTCATTGCTCAGAGTGCAACCAAGTACGTAGACAACATCATTGAACTTCTGATTGGTGAGACAGAGACTATCACAGGTGATACACTACGTGTAGCTACTCGTGAGGGTGATCTGAGAGATCCTAACCCTTTCTTGTCTATGCTGGGTATTAAGATCCAAGAAGGTCGTACCCCTGGTGAAGAGCTTTACGATATGATGGACATGCCACGCTATACAGCTAACAAGCGTACACAGATTGCTGCATATGATCGTGCCTACAACGAGTATATTGCACCAACGGTTAATCGTTATGCACAAGAGATGTTATCTAATCCTGACTTCCAAGCTCTACCAGAGGATAAGCAGAGAGTAGTAATGACTGCTAGACTAAAGGAAGCTGCTACACAGATGAAGACATACCTTGAGAATGCTCCTACGGAATCTCACATTCAAACTATCAGGCTTAAAGCTTTGGCTGTACCTAAAGCACCAAAACAAGCTGCACTGAAGTTTCTGCGAGAAGAGGAGGGCTTTGACGGTACAATCAAAGATATGTCATACTTAGAACTAGCAGCCTACATGCAATACGTAGAATACTACAAAGCCCAGACAGACTGGTAAAACAAAAGAAGAGGGGAGCCGCTAAGCTCCCCTTTTTTTATTACTTAACACCGTGTGTGTCTGCTGCTTTCTTTGCCCACATGATCGACTCTGTTAGTCGCTCTAGTGCATTGATCCGCTCTTCTGACACATATAGATTATCTGTGTAGTACTTCTCTAGATTAGCAGCGGCTTCCAGCAAGGCTTCAGAAAAGATATCACCATAAGACTTCCTGAACACTGCTGCTTCTTCTTCTATACTCATAGACCTTCTTTCATAAACACCTTAACCCACTCAGCACAGATACCACTACGCACAATGTCATCCACACCAAACTCAATGACAGGAACATCCAACAAGTGCTTCTTAGAGAGATGAATGACCTTGGCGAGACCAGACGTACCTTTAAGATCGGACTGTTGAATGTCCCCGTTCATAACGATTGTACTACCTTCGCCTACACGAGTCAACAGCATTTTAATCTCTGCTACTTCGATGTTCTGGGCTTCGTCTACAATGATGAAAGCATTATCAAAGCTACGACCACGCATGAGTGCAAGTGTAGCTACTTCGATGTTGCCAGCCTTTAGTGCTGTATCTACTGCACCACGACCTAGATGCTTTACCAGAACGTCCAACACAGGTAAGGCCCAAGGCTGTGCTTTCTCTTCAAGAGTACCGGGCAAGAACCCAATGTCTTTACCTACAGCTACGTGAGGCCGTGTGATAACGATCTTGTCGATCTCTTTGAGAGTATACAGATCGGCAGCACATGTAGCTGTGACGTAGGTCTTACCAGTACCCGCAGGGCCAAGGATAAGCACTTGCTGGCTTGTGTTGATAGCTTGGATAAGCTTCCCTTGGTTTACCGTCTTAGGTACAATACCTGACACAGGCTTAGATGCCGCCCCTTTGTATGTAGTCTTACGGCGTGAGCGTGTAGTCTTCTTTGGTGGTTCACTATCGTTCATAGCTTTACTAACTCTGCTGATGTATATGGGATATGGAAAAACAACTCACCCTTCTGGATGTATCTACCTAGAGCTTCTTTTAGACTCTCTTTAGTTAGAAGGGTGTCCTTAATGCGCCATGCCTGTTTGAAGTCAGGGCGGAAGATGTAGAAGTTTAGAACACCGTCTACACTCTTGTGCTTGTCTAGCAATCGTTGCTTTCGCTCTGGTAGTCGGATCTCTTTCCAGTTTGTATTCCAATCACCTGTCCACCCTGTTTTAACTTCAACTTCATTGAAGTAGGTTAATCCATTCTTCTGTGATACTACATCTACATTGTAATTCTCTTCGTTGCTTACAATAGTATGCCCATTAGCCTCTAGGTGACCTACCAAAGCCGCACGAGCAGGTTCGTCGTATGCTTTGTATAAGGCATTACTAAATGGTTTTCTATAAGCTGACATGCAGTTTCCTTTTTTGTTATGGTGTCAGTCAGGGGAATTGAACCCCCTCAACAACTGCGCCACTGACGCCTAGGGTAGCTGTTGTTGTCGGCAAACCTGCACTGACATATTGGTCCTCCCTACAGGACTCGAACCTGTAACCTAGTCATTAGAAGTGACTTGCTCTATCCTGTTGAGCTAAGGAAGGGTTTGGGTGAAGACTATAGGCTCTTGATATACTTGTCAAGTTCCTCATAACCACCAATGTACTCACCCTGTGAGTTCCAGATTTGTGGTACAGTTGTAAGCTCTGCCTTGCCTAGCAAGTCTTTAAGCCACTTAGAACTACGGATGTTGTAGGTTACTGAGTACATCTTGTTCTCTACCATTAACGCCTTAGCCTTATCGCAGTATGAGCAGTTGTCTTGTGTAATGACGATGAATGTCACTGTGTCACCTCCTTCAGGTGTGTAAGCAGTTTAGACACATGCTCAGGTGGTTAGAGTTAACGGATAGGGCAAGCACCTGTGGCACAAGCTTCGTCAGACAGATCATCTGTAGAGGCCAAGTTAGTCAAGTCTACTGGCATCAACGTGTTAGCATACGCACGATACACTTCCTCAGATACGACCTCCTGTGGCAAGTAGGCATAACCCAAGTCTTCTGCTGTCTTAGTTGGGTCATTACGATAGATGAATGACACACCCACATATGTATCCCAGTTGTCCAAGATCCAGTCAATGATGACAGGAACCTCACCAGTGTCGTAGCTGATAGTGACAGAACAGTTGTGATCTACGTAGTGATCCATCATCAACTTGTAACGATCAAGCTGACCAATGGCTGACTCAAGGTTAACATGCTTGCCGTCTACTACATCAAACTTAACATCCTCGTAGGCTACAGGGAATGTAACCAACACACTGTCAATCTCGAAGGGCTTGTCGATCACCTTGTAGCCAGCAGCTACCAGTGTAGGGATGATCTCGTCATGCTTAGAGAACGTCACGTTGTTGAAGAGATACTTACCTAGTGGCTTGTGTACACCCTCAGTAGTGTCCATGATCTTAGACAGTGTACCAGAAGGCTTGACTGTAGTGACCAGCTTAGCACGAGGCAAGCCCAGCTCGTCAGCCATAGAGTTGGCACCCTTCTTAGCAGAAGAACGTAGTGCCTGTAGCATAGCTTCGATGTTGCTTACACCTGTGTGGTGATCCAAGAACTTAACAATACCTGTAGCACCTACACCACAGAGACGGAGGAACTCGTTAAGCTCGTGCCAAGAACGCTGCAACACACCATCATCTAGGTTCACACATGTCTGACGGTAGTTAGCACGAGCTACGATCTCAATAGCTTCTTGTAGTCCACCAAAGTCAGTGAGGAACTTACCCCAATCTACCTCGACAAGGTTGCAAAAACTCTTATTTCCGAGCAAAATCTCAGCGCAAGGATTTACACCTTTAAAGTGTGGCGCTCTCTTCTTTGCACTTTCTGCGTTAATGAACCCAGGCTCAGACCCACCAGCCTCAACCATCTTGTCGAAGATGTAGCTAAGCTCCCACTTGGTTGGCTTCTTATGGAAGACAATAGAGTTGTTGGACTGCTGACGATGCTCATTACCGTGCAACCAGAAGTCTTTCTTAGCTGAGATGAAGGCGTCTACTTCAGGGTCAGACACTGGCATCAAAGCAATCTCAGCAGAACGACGAGAGGATAGTGTAGTACCCAAGTGGTTAAGCACATCAAGGATGTCGATACGTGTAAGAAGCTGACCAGCACGATCATTCATCAAGTCACAGATGCGTTGGAATGCTACAGTAACAGTGGCATCGCCTGAGCTAATCCAACCGTAACCCTTGAGGCGTTCACCTGCTGCACGTACTTCCGTAAAGTCCAAGACCAGTACATCTACAGCATCCTTCATAGCAAAGAGTTTACCTGCTGACTTAGCCCAAGCTTCAGCACTATCACCAATCTTTAGGTGGTATGTCTTCTTGCCGTCTTCATCTACGGATGTCCATGACTGGTTGCTAGGACAGCCCTTAGTTTCACCCAAGACCTTAGCAGAGCGAATGATCTTCACGTCTAACTTCTTAGCGAAGCCATTGAGTGTACCGACAACAGGCTCGAAGCCTACACCACACCCTTGAAGCAACAACCACATAGCATCTACGATATCGTGTACAGTCTCTACACGGCCAAAGGAACAATTGAACTGTGATGCTTCTCGTGTCTTAGACACCTGTGTACCGCCCAGCCACAGTGTACGGCCTGATACAGTAGCTTTACGCTCCATCATAAGGGTACGTAGCTTATTAAGTTCGTCGGTCTCTAGCATGTCTAGGGTGCTGCCCTTGGCACGTTCCCAGAGCCACTTCTGGTGATCAACTACACGATCTACTGTCTCACCCCATGTCTCGAAGGTGCCATCCTCTTTAGGGCGGTTATATGTACGCCGTGTCACCACATTGGCACGAGTAGAAAACTCTTGGTAGTTCTTAGTCATCGCTTGTCTCCGCTTCCTTTAAGTGTGCCACGTTCTTTGCGGCCATTCAGTTTTTCCATATTAAGCTCTGCTACTCTCTTCAAGCTACCACCAAAGATGTGAGAGGTAACTGTCAGGTAGTACAATACATCGCCTAACTCATTTAGAATGTCTTCATTAGTAAATCTAGTCTTATCCCTATAAACTTTCTTTACTTTCTCAGCTACCTCACCAGCCTCTCCTACAAGACCTAAGACGTTCTCAAATAGCCTGTCAGTACCTTCTGTCATAACAAGTGTCTCTGCCCAGTCACTATAGAACTGCATCTGGTCTTTTGAGGCTTCTTGGTTCTCAAACATATCAAAGTAACCCATTGCCTTCAAATCTTCTCCGCTAATCATAGTCTCTCCTTCACTATCAGATTATCAATCTCTACATCATCTACATCATACATAACATCTGTAATCAGATCGTGTATATCAGACTCGTGTGCATCTTCATACGAAGACAGGATATTGTTAGACTTATCCACCTTCAAAACAAACATGACATTAAACTTTTTCTGGCTCATCCTTCTTTCTCCTGTAATGCTTCTTTCTCCTGTAATGCTTCGTTCATCTTACGCAGGTAGTATGCCGCCTTATGCATATCCTCTAAAGGCTTCTGCTTGTATTTGTAACGATGTTGATACTTAATCAAGTTACCGTGACAGTAAGCAATGAAACCATCTAGTCCCAGCACTTGCTTGATATACTCAATACACTCTATTCCACCAGAGTTATAGTGCGCTGGGCGTTCTACTGGATCATATTCACTCATGCTGAACCTACTGTTTTTGTTTTAGCATTCAAAGTCAGGACATTACCTTCCTTTTTGTACACAGGCTTTGTATCTTCTTCCATATCAGCCATAACCTCTTCATATTGATCTGGGAATAGATGCTTAGCAATCTCAGTCATAGCTGGGTATAGCTCTTCAATGAAGTCTGGGTACTCGTCGTTATACATAAATGCAGCCGACATAAGCATAGCTGCCTGTAGCATCTCTGCGCCAGCCATACCATTTGGAACTTCTTGAGAGATAACTATGCCTGTACTGATGATATTGTTCCACTCACCATCCTCACCGTACTCTGGCTTGATGATGATAGCTACTTCATCCTCTTTAAGGGTATAGCCCATTAGGTCTTCCTTTTTGTCTTTAGCAGAATCTTACTTGTATTACAGCGTGATCCTGGCTCTGTCAACCAACTCTCAGGGATTACCCTATGTGACCACTTATACCCATGCTTCTCACACCACTCAAAGTATCTAGACTTAGCGCCCTTATTGAGAGGTGCTTTAGCATTCCAGAACACGAAGCGGATATCTAACTCTGGGTGCTGCTCCTTGACTGCTAAATGTTTACGGCGGTCATCAGCGTCGAAGTAGCCTTTGGTTTCAATTAAGATACCATTATCTAACTCGAAGTCTGGTGTATAAGTTCTGTATCTAAGATCCTCCCATTCAATCTTTAGAAGCTCATATTTAACTTCTAACTGTCTCTCTGACAAAAACGCAACGGCCTCATCTTCAAGGCCGCTGCGATAGCTACTAGATATATGTCTTGCTCTTCTAGCCATTAGGTATCTTCCGCCAAGTAGATGTAGTCTACCATAGGTGGGTTTTTAGCCTTAGAGTTTGGCGATGGTATGGTCTGTAGTGTAGGCCAACATTTGTGTTTGAAGGCACAGAAACCACACTCGACACCCAGCTTTGTATTGCCCGTCTCTTTGCGATAGAACGTCTCTTTGATAGGCTCAAAGCAACGCTCAAATGGCTCGTCGTTGTCGATGTAATCTGTAAGCTCTTCAATCTGTTTCAGAACAGCCTCTTTGTCTACGCCATCAGCAGCAACGTACTTAAACTCGCCATTAGCTTTGTTGACTACCCACCAGCCGCCAACCTCTTTACCTGCGCCCTCTGCATACCCTACAAGCTGTGGGATGTAGCCGAAGCTGTCACCTGTAGCTAAGGCCTCAAAGGATGCAAACTTGTTTTGATAAGACCACGGAGACGCAGACTTAACGTCATCCACCTTACCATCCAAGATCATGTCATACTCACCACGGATTTCTTTACCGTTAGCTAACTTGAGTGTGACGTAATCGTTGTCTGTAAACTCCACATTTGCTGCTCTCATAATACCTTTGAACACTGCTTCAACAATGTCACCGAGGATCATGTTCATCAGGAAGTGTGGCGGGAAAGGTGTCTTACCCTCTGGTTCATTCTTGTCATACCATAGCTGGCACTTAGGGCGACCAATGTTAGACATGCGTAAGCGGAATGCGTCACGAGGACCACTATCAAACTGCTTAAACAACGCTGCCTTAACGTCGGAGGCGACCTTATCAGCCACCTCCTCTGTCATTGTAGTCTCACCCGCCATAGCTCTTTGCAAGAATGTAAAGATTGCTAGTTCTGCAGGGTGATTCATTAGTCTGCGTCCACATCAATGATAGAACCAACAAGAGCGGCATCTTCAGCACTCATGCTACGGTCAGAGCGTTCATGGTGCATATCCATGATCTTACCGTTGCTGTACTCAATGAAGCCCAAGAAGTCTTTAAGCGTCTCATTGTCTCCGTCAGACAGTTCAACCGTCTCACCTACAGCAGACTTGATGATACCATAAGTAGCACCTGTTGGGATGCTAGCCTCTTCACCAGTCAAGGTAAGTGTAGCCATGATTGGAAGCAGGTTCTTACGAGCAAGAACAGCAAGTGAAGCATCAATAGCCTTCAAGCTGTCACGGTTCTTAACATCCATTACGAATGGCAAGTTCTCGTACTTACCAGAGATGTCTTCACCCTTTTCGTTCTTAGGCTCAGCGATAGTGACTACACCCATATACATCTTTACACGCTTAACAGAGCGCATAACTTCTTTAACTGCATCAGACAAAGCGTTGAAGTCTTCGATGTAACCACTTGGACGTCCCAGGTTGAAGCCACCAATGCTGTCCTGCATATCACCATTGAGATTGTTGCCCATGACAGACTTTTCCATCTCGTTAGTTCCAGAGTTCCAGCGTTGCCACTGTTGGCGCTGGGCGAAGACACGAATAGAGATGCTCTCTGAATAGATAACATCGTCACCCATTGTGATCTTGTAAGACCCTACAGGGATAACGTCTGTCTTGATCTTCTTACCACCTACGTCAATCTCACCCTTGAGTGCGGTGCTGACTACGTTGATACGTGCAATAGATGGGCCATTCTGTTTACCAGAAGATTCTGATACACCCATCAACTCTGCGAGAGACTTACCACGATCTGCGGCTACTGTTAGTTCTGTACTCATTTTATTCTCCATGAGATTTGTGTTAAAGAGACTAAGTTATACCATCAAGCGTCTTTTACGTCAAGCCAATTAGGCCCAATCTTTGACTCAAGTAGTAGTGGCACGTTCATTACAACACCATAGGCTTTCTCTATGAGGTCGTTTAGTTCTTCGTTCATATCGTCAATGATTTGTAGCACGATTTCCTTCTCCTCTGGGTGAGTATCTACAACTGTTGAGTCATGCACTGTATTAACAAGGCAGGATTGTAGACCACTTAACCGTTTCTCCAATTCTATCAGCACGACAGGAACCACATCACCAGTAGCAAAGCCCTGTACTGGGTAGTTCTTGATCATAGTGAAGTGTGATACACCGCCACGCTGGTTACGTTTAACATCTGGGAAAGCGTATTGCCGCCCAGACTTACTGGTAATCTTGTTGAAGCGTACTGCTTCATCTGCCAAGCTCTTGTGCCAAGCAGCTACACCTTCATACTTCTCGTTGAAGTGGATGTAGTATGCCTCTTCTGCCTTACTTCTGCCGTACCCTGTAGCCCCGAAGAGGGGTGCGAAGGTATGCTCCTTAGCTTGCTGACGTGTAGTAGGCTGTCCAGCATCTGTGATAACCTGTGCAGTGTAGCTGTGAACATCAAAGCCGTTTGCAATCTCTGCAATAGCTACAGGGTCTTGCGATAGGTATGCAGCAGTACGAAACTCTAGCTGTGCAAAGTCTGCCTCTAGGATGTGACCGCCCTCCCAGCGTGATATGAACACACGCTTAACAGGGAATGTGCCGCCACGAGGCATGTTCTGCATGTTAGGGTTACGACCACTGAAGCGGCCAGTAGCAGTAATGTGCTGTGTTAGACCTACGTGTAAGTAGCCATCTTTCTTGGTGAAGGTGTCAATGCCTTCGACGAATGAAGATAGGTAGCTGCTAACAGCAGACAGACGCTTGAGGTCAGTAAGAAAGCTGATCGCTTCTTCCATGCCCTTTGTCTTAGCCGTACCAATGAGTACATCTAGGTTATCCTTTCCTGTGCTGAAACCATTGGCGCTGACCCACTTCTTTGTAGGTGCAGCAAATGCTAGTCCAGCTAATATATTTGTCTCTTTTAGTTGATAACCACGAGCATCGCAGTCCTTGCACTTGTTTGGACGGGAAAACTTTGTGCCATCCTTCTTTATCTTAAACACCTTACCTTGACCCTTACATTCAGGGCAGGTGAAAGCTTTAGTGCGGCGGATCAGAGTGCTGTTAGCCTCTACAGCCTGTGTGAACTCTTTCTTATCATTGGCATACTCGAATAGAGTAGCCCACTCTTTCTTGTTGTTGATCTTACGAGAGAAAACTACCTGAGACATCTGCTCTGGTGAGTTGAGGTTTATAGGTGTGTCGCCCATGATCTCACGCACCTTGTGTTGCAGTCTGTCTTCGATGTCTGCCTTCTCTTGCTCAAACTCTTTACGCACTGCATCAAGGGCAACACGATCCACCTTGAAACCTGCCATATACATACGTGTAAGCGTCTTACATGTGTCAAACGTAACTGCCTTAACCTTGGCTAACGACTGCGCCTCTGGCTCACTATAGTCTGCCTCAATAGCGTGAAACAGTTCTCGTGTCGTATCTAAGTCAGCTTGAAGATAGAACGTAAGCTCTTTCAGTGGGATCTCGTTGGTGTTGTAACCATCCTTGAAGTACTTCTTGAGAGTGTCATCCTTTTGCGAAGTTAGCTGTCTGCGCTGGGCGCATCCGTCTAGGCTAAGGCTATCCTTCTGGCCTCGCAGTAAGATGTATTCCGCTAACATTGTGTCATATATGTCACAGTCATATGTAAAGCCACACTCCCACAACCACATAAGATCGTGCTGGGCATTATGCATGATCAGAAGCGTAGTCATATCTAGGATATCTTGGATAAGCTTACGCCCAGCGCCACTGGTATCCTTAGCTTCTACGTGATCAATGTTAACAATGAATGTCTCTTCGGCATTATCCGCATTCTGCATCCCAACCTGCACAAGGAAGTTACCCTCCTCATACGGATCAAGGTGCCACTTGTCGTTACGCATTTGTGTAGTGTTCTCAACGTCTAATACCAGTCTCATCCATCTCTCCTCTATGCGCTATATAGGCTGCGCCCACCATCCAACTCACAGTGTACCACACCATGCCAGCCACCTTTAAGCTTGTTCTTAGCGATGTTCAAGTGTCGCTGAGTGTCTTGCTCGTCTGCACCTTCGACTACAGGGTTCTTACTGATCAAGACCATCAGGTCAGCTTCAGCAGCCTTACCTGTCTTGGAGCCTTCCATCATGGACTGATCCACAATGACCTTACCTTCTGCTACCGCACTTAGCTGTGACATCCAGACTACGCAGCAACTGTACTGCTTAGCGATGTTACGTGCATAGATGGCTGCATCCTTGAGGTATACGTCTGACTTGTCACTGGTCTTAGATGCAAACTTGTCACCCATGTCTAGGATCAGGATGTCAGGACGTTCTTGCTTCACTAGGGATTCAACCCACTGCATGTCTTTGTTTGTGCTGTCCTTAATACGGATGTTCTTACGTACTGGCTCATAGCGTGAACGGGCCAGCGTCACGTTACCCTTAACCTCTTCCATAGTCATACCAGCAGCAGCACTCAAGTAACGTGCGCCTACACGCTCATATGCCTCCTCGTTACACAAGACTACGCACTTGGCTCCTTGATGCGCCCAACCCCCAGGCCCAGCAATCAGTGATGCATGGAAGGATGTCTTACCTGTGTTGGGACGTGCGCCAACCAGAAGTAGGTGACCCCCACTAACACCCTCGACCTTACGCTGTAGACTAGGGATGTTAAACTTCCACTGTGTCTGTAGATCGTTAGCCTCAAGCAGACGGTCAATAGAGATGTCTTCCCATGTGATCTTAACATTGGGTGTGAAGTCATCTTTGTAGTCATCCAAGATGCGGCGTAGAGGCTCCAAGGATGTCTGTGACCCGTTAACGAAGTCAAAGCCTAGGTTAGCTACAAGATCGCCTACATACTGCTGGAACAATTGCCCTAGCACTGTGTCTGCAATCTCTTCTTTGACTACATCAGCTTTATCCATCTTACGGAATAGATCACCGTATGCAGTCTTTGTAGCTGTAGTCATGGTCTGGTTCTGTGCGTAGAACAGCGCTTCTAGGTCAGCCATGTTGAGGTCGCCATCGTAGTTGTTCATAGCATGATCTAGTGTCTGCTTGATCTTACGGATGTCCTTAGTGAAGATCTTATCTGGGCATCTGATACCCTTGTGTTGGTCATAGAAGTCACGCTTTAGGAGCGTCTTAATCAGTGCTAGTTCCATCGTCATCGTCGTTCTCTCCCCGAACCCAGTATATAATAGTCATTACAGCCACCCAAGGCCACATCAGCGAAAACTTGTCAGCGGCATAAGGGTCTTCATTCTCATCCTCTGGCTCTGTAATGGAATACAGTAGTACCACACCTAAGAGATACATAAAAGCTGCACCATTTAGAAACATCGCTACATTCATTTTGTGTCCTTGGGTGTTGCATAGTAAGCGCCTTCTTTACTGCTTAGTGCAGCAAATATGTCTAGCACCTGTTGGTATGACATGAAGAGCATCTGATACTCCTCTAAAGAATTGTCAAACTGTCTCATGTAAACAGAGCCATCATCTGCCAGAATTACTTCAACGTCTTCAAATTTATCACGCTCGTCTAGTGTAGTAATGATGGAAGCATCAGACTCAAACTCTACGGTAAACATTAGTGGTACTCCTCTATCTCTTGTAGCATAGCGTTGACGTATGAATACACGTAATCTTGGTTGTCCCACTTCTTCAGTCTAGCCTTCAATGTAATGAGGTTATCTAAAAGTAAGGAGAGTTTGTCTTCTGCATTCCATGCTCGTTCAGCCCACTCTTCCTTAGTTGCTACGTCTACTCTGTAGTCACTCATAGTCTTTCACTCCGTGTTTCTCAATGTCGCCTAGCATGTGTTCTAGCATCCACTTGATGTCTTCTTTGTCCTCGCTCTGGATGCTTACGGGTTCTGCAGTGTAGCTATCTGAACTGTAGTAGTAGTAGTTCTTATGCACTGCATACCAGACCTCATCGTCAGGCTCTGTGTGCTTCATTAGTTGATAGTGCCAACTCATTCCGTTTCTCCATTTGTCTATTAGGATCGTCACGAATTGCTCATTAGAGCATCCCAGCTTACTGGGAATAGTTCTGACATCTTCTCACTGATCTGGTCAGCTAACACACGGCTCTCATACTGAGTGTCTTCCTTGCAGCGTAGGCGGCACATGTCAGCAAAGGCATCAAGGCTACCAGACCAGTACCACTCAGTTAGCTGCGAGGTTGGCAACACCATACGTGCCATCTCAGGGGCGACATCGCTATTAAGCATAGCATTATAAAGGTCTAATGCCCTAGCATTTACATAAGATGACCACCTACTAGGTGTATCACTTACATTATCATACTCTGTATGGCCCTCAATAGAAAGTTCAGGGTCTGCAACTATCCAGTATAACATGTCCACTACTTCATCACTAGACCCTTGCTTCTTATCCTCACTACGCCCACGCCACACGTCAGGAACATAGAACTCAGGCTTATCATCCACGTACCTACGACTGATCTCATTCCATCGCAGGAACTTATGCTTCACTAGCTGACGTGCTACGAAGATAGGTGCCTTGACGTGGAAGCTTGCAAAGGCGTGACCGAAGGGGCTGATGTGCTTATGCTTGGCTAGGTAGTTGATGAGCTTGGCATCTCTCTCAAGTAAGCCTTCTCTTAGTGCAGAGAACTCCCAATCACTCTTCTTACCAAAGGATACTCGTGCTGCGTTAACTACGGACAGGTCACTGCCCATGTGGTCGATGTATGTAGCTGTGATCTGGTTAGTCATTCTGTAACTCCTTCATAATTTCTACGTTGACGGGTTTAAGGCCTAGTCCTACCAAGGCTTTGTCATAAGCTCTTGCTGCTTCTAATTCGCAGGTGAAGGCACCTATGTGAGTTTGTTTGTTTTTAACCATAATATGGACATAAAACTTTTTTCTATCTTTTCTCCAATACACACCTTGATAAGGACTGCTCGTCTTCTGACTCTTGTAATAAGCCTGTGTATTCTCTCTGTTGGTGACTAACCGTAAGTTAGTATAGTGGTTGTTAGTCTTAACACCGTCTATGTGATCCATACAAGAAGTAGGCCATTCACCATACTCAAAGAACCAAACAACGTGGTGCGCCCTATGGACGAGATGTTTATTATTAAGGTATGATACAACATACTGATAACCCTTATTTGTTAACCCTAAAGCAGGTTTACCCATTCTATTGTTAAATACCTGACCCTTATCTCTGTCGTATGTGTAGTTAGCCATTAGATGATCTAACAATTCTTGGCTAGGTTTCTTAGGTATATGGTATGACATCTGTTATCCTCTTCAGTCTCTCCATGTCATCGTCTAAGCGATACTTGATATCATCGTCAAGCCTAAATGCCGTAGCTTTAGCGCCTGTCCATAGGTTGATCTCTCTGCTGAACTGCAAGGTCTTGTGTGCTGCATCTGGATCTAGTGCCACGATAACTTTGCTATACTCACCAATCTTAGCCATGTGGTTAGGCGTCAGGGATGTCCCCAGGATTGCCATAGCTGTAACATTTGGCAACTCTTGGTGGGCCACTATAGCTGACACACAATCCTCTACCACAACGATGGTGCTACCCGATCCCACAAGGTAATAGTCTGCCTTGCCTGAGTAGCGATACCACTTAGGTATCTTACCACCTACAGCCCTGCCATTAGCGTCGATGATGCGGCCCTTGAAGTGGATGGGGAACACAACACGTTCATCCTTCACGTCATACATCAGGCCTCTTGAGGCGATACCCCAGCGGCTAACAAACCTGTGAAACTTATCATGCTCTGCGCTGGGCTGCACAACATACTCAGGTATCTCCATAGTCTCTACCTCCTTGGCCTTAGCTTTGGGCCGCTTCTTCAGTAAGTGCTGCACTTCTATGGCTGTAAGGTTGCCGTGATAAAAGCCCTTGGCTGAACAGTCTAGCTTGTAGCAGTTATACTTGATCTCACCCATCTCTTTGGTGATCGTGAAGGTGTTCTTAGCAAAGCAAGATGGACAGTTCATGCGGCGGCTCTCGCCATCCTTGATCTCTACTGTCTCTACATATCTACGAATGCTCATCTTCATTCACCCCCTGCATGTAACTACACTCTTTAATGTTAAAGAACTGCCAACAAACTCTATAGTCTATACTATACCACTCACCCCTTATTCTCTTTTTAGCAAGCTTTTCATGTATTTCTTTTTCTATACCTCTTGCATCTTTCTCAGACCAAGGCCCAAAGAAGGTATGTAGAATTATACGTTTGCTATTAGCACACTGTAATGCCTCTCTCCTCTTAAACGGGTCTCTACTTATTCCTATCTTTGTTATAACATCTTCTCCGTCAGGAGACATGAAGTAAACATAACAACCTTTTGGGTGTCGGAGATAGAGGTTATAGCTACGAATGCTCATCTTCATTACCTCTTGCTGATAGTGCCTTAGACGCACCGCTGAATGTGTTGACCATGTATGGGGCCAGTGATGTCGGACTAGCATGTCCCGTCACCTGCATAATACCAACTAAGTCTACACCTGCTTCCATCATTTCTGTCACTGCTGTGCGTCTCAAATCCATAGCTGTAAGTTCACGTGATAGATTAGCTTCGTCCAATACTGCATTGATATTGTTAGATATTTCATTAATCAGGTAAGGTCTGATCAAGCCCTTGTTGATAGAAATCTTAGGCGCAACAAAATCCTGGAACCCGAACTCCTCTTTTTGTGTGCGTAACATTTGGCATAGGTTCTGACTGATAGGTAGATGCACATCAGCACCTCGCTTAGATTGTGTCAAGTCCATGCGGCACTGATCAAGGTCTAGGCTTTCCCACTTCAGCATCCTCATGTCACCTACTCGCTGGCCCCAGTCATATGACATATGAACCAGCAACCCTAAGCTTCGATATTCCCACTTGCTATATGCAACGGTCAGGAAAGATTTGATGTCTGACCTCTCCCACTTAACCTTACGTGGCTTAGTGGCGATAGTCTTGATAACAGCTACAGGGTTATGGATCATGATATCCTTGGTCATGCCATAGCGCCAAGCTACTGACAGTGCTGACTTTGTGTAGTTAGCTTGGCGTATACCATAGGATGCCACCCATTTCTCGTAGGCTGTAGCTAACATCCCAGCGGTCAGGTCACAGATACGGATGTTAGCAAGCTTAGTCTTGTGCTTGACTGTTGTCTGCATAGCCTTAGTCAGGCATCGCTCATACTCTAGCTGTGTCTTGCCTGTGACCCGCAGGTAAGCAGGGCTGGCATAGTAAAACTCAATTAGCTTTTCTATCTTTGCTGTGCTTTTGGGTATCTTCATCTGTCTCCCTCTCCTTCTTTGGCGTCACTGGTAGCCTACCAACCCAAGATGTTACGTCATCAATGGGATCGTCGCTTCTTTGATTGTTCATACTCCAGTTCCTTCTTAGCAAATGCAATAGATTTACATAGCCCAACAAGATAAAACACGCAGATAGCGGCTGGCAAGATTACCATAGTGCTGCCCCCTCTTGCAAGTGTTCTAGCTCTGACAGTTGATCTGACAGAATGTCGATGCTGGCGTCAGTATCTGTATCCCACTCCATATTCTCTACTGTCTTCATCAGGTCTCTGTCAAATGATCCTACAGGGACGTTGCTGGTTCTGTTGCGGCTCATAGTCTTACGCCTCCTCTTGTAGTGTGTATCGCACATAGCGCTGGCCTGTGACGGGGTGTCGTTTAAGCGTAGACAGGATGTTATAGCCCAGCGCACGAAGTTCATGAATACGCTTGGTAAGGCTGCTAATGCTGTATTCAATCATCGCCTCTCTCACCGTAATACCTTTACATGTGCGGAGGTGCTGGAGGATCTTCTTGTGTTGTGTTTTAGTTTGCATTGTGCATCTCCATTGTTTTGTTTGCTTCATATACCGCAATGGCAAAGCCACGAGGTGTTGCTGATCGTATGTCTTTGGTGCGCTGGCTCTTACCGCCCAGCTTCATCATCGCTGTGCTGTAACCATTACCGTGATAGGCCTCTGGGTCAACACTAATCTTGTATGGCATCACAAAGCCGCCACCTGTCCAGAGACATGTGTGCTTTTTGTATGCATCCTTGGCTGCGATGTATTCGGGCCAGCGTGGATGCTCTGATTGATCGTAAGGAATGTAACCACCATATTCATAAGGGTGGAACTTATGGTCAGGCTTGCGCCACTGGGTAGCCAATACAGAGATAGGGTTTTCGATGAAGTATGGCACACCCAACATATCAAAGAAGGTTGCACACATCACAGCATAGTTGACAGCCTTGATCTGAAAGTCTGGGTCAGCCTCAGCTTTCTTCTTAAACCATGCAGCACCAGACACAGCCATGTCGGTGCATACTGGGAAGGCCATACAGAACACGACATTATGTTGTCGCCATATATCGTAGAGCATTTCCAAGGTAGTATGTTTGTGCAGGTCGGCATGAAGGTAGCTTATACTGCCTGTGCCATGCTCTTCATACCGCTCTACCAATGGCTCGTGCTGGATGTCGAAGGCATAGCAGGTATAGCCAGCCTCTGCCCAAGGCTTCAGTGCCTCGCCTGTGAAGTCGTATAAGCTTAACACGATACCCTTGGTCATAACACCATCCCTTCGCTGTAATATTCAATAAAGGGGCTATAGATTTGAACACCACAGCCCGTTTCATCACACCACAAAACCAGCAAACCACTGGATGCAGCAACATACATTATAAGGCCAATCAAGGCTAGTTTTGTTGGGGTATTCATATCTCTCTATCTCCTCTGTTTAGTGGCTGCTTGCTTCTGATACACTGCAAGCCGTGCCAACTTGTGTTGCTGTTGCACTTAGCATTGATGTGCCGCAAAGGCACAGGCCAGTTAGTCTACGATCTGCACCGATACTCCACTCGCATTCACCAAGCAAGGTTGATCTGTAATAGCGTGACACAAACCAAGGCCTGTCATCTGCCATCACATAAAATTCAACCAGCGGGTCTGGCTCTTTGTGTCGGAGGCAATCATTTAAGCCATACTTATCGCCCTGCCTGATCTGCTTGGCATACAGGTGGTCACCTTCATTGTTTAAGCCGAGGTCAATCATTATACAAATCCTTCAGTTTAGCTAACACCTTCGCCCTCTGTAAAAAGAAATGCATATACTCAACATCTGATAGTGAACTTTCATCTAATGCATCCCAAGTGGACAGTGAGATGCTATCCTCAACCAATCCCCTGATGCATTTCAGTTCTTCCGTTGTAAAGTTCATCGTCATAGTTCCACCTCTTTTATGTCTGTCTCACTGTCGCAATCCATACAATATGCTTGATCATATGTGCTTTGTAGCTCCCATCGTTGGCCTAAAACATCGAATGCTGCGACAGCGTCAACACATACGTCCTCACTATTACATGCCTTGCATATATACTTAACGGCCATATCAAATGTCCTCCTGTTCAACGATATACTTATCTATAAAAGCAAATCCCGCTTCATTACCTTCCTCGTCACTGGACAGGATAATGTCTAAATGATTGCCGTCTGCATCTTGTAGCGAAAACACAGGGAATGTCGCACCATCCCACTCATCTTCTTCAAAGCGGAACGCTGTAATCTTGTAGCCAATTAGTTGGCTGTAGTAGTTGTGCATATTCATCTGTTTTAAACCTCAAAGTATTTGCGTAGGTAGGAGTGGCATGTGCCATGATTATGTTGCTGGTAGTGTTCAGATGCAAGTTCTAGCATAGTCTCACGATGTGTAAGCACATCAATGGATACACTTTCATCCTGTGCGTCTTCGGTCACCATACTTGAGCAATCATCTAGGATGCTACTCAGGGCGGCACGGCTCACGTTCTGCGCTGGGCCTTCGAGTGCTGTGCGGATAAAGTCATCTTGGATTTGTGCGTATGTCATATGTATCACCGTATTAGTTAAAGATTAAAGGAAGGAACAACATGCCGTAGCCAATGCCGAACAGGCAAGCCACGCCTAGGATGTCCTGCGCCCACCACATGATGCGCTGGTTGCGGTCTTTGCGTTTGCGTATCTCTCTGCGTGTCATAGGTCTTCCCCTTCTTCTTCGCCGACATTCATTAGCATCCAGTCACAAGCGTATTCCATTGCGTCATGCCTATTGTCAAAGCCGTAGCAAGTGAAGCACTCAATATCTACCCACTGCCCCCCTACAGGGATTTGAATGTTAAAGGTGGCTGATCCATTCCACTCAATACGGTAATGGTTGCCGTCGATGTGTTCAATTTCAAGGTATTCCATGTGTCTTATTTCCCGTAATATTCTTGCATTTCAGCATTAGACCAATTGTCTGGCGGTGTCGGCACAGTCGCTTGCACCTGATCCAGTTCGTCAGCGTGAGGCCAATGGTCAAGGTCGAGTGTCAGGCACACCTGAGCGGCCCCATGATCGAAGACTGTGTGTCTGTCGTATTGGACGGGTGCTGTCCCTCCTGACTTTCGCATCAAGTCTTGGAAACAGCCCTCTGTGATCTCAACTGTGTCGATGTGATCCCCTGAGAAATCGCTGTCGATGATATCAATATATGCGACAGCAAAGAAGCGGATTGGTGTGTCTGTGGTATTCATAGGTCTGCCCCTTCCATATCTTCAATGTTATTGAACTTAATATAGAGAGTGCCGTCTCCAAAGTCTTCTACAAGCTCCCAGTCACTATTGCCTTTTTCAATAATAGTGTCTAGCCAATCAAAAAAGTCTTCACGTTCCATGTGTCTTATCCTTCCATCAATACTTGTTTCACGTCTGCCTTGCTACGACCAGACAAGGCACAAACCTCATGCAGCGTGGCGTTCCAGTGTGTGTCGAAATAGTCCCGCACCATGTCATCTGTCCATTTAGCAAACATCTGTTCTACTCCCTATCTGCGGTGTGGTCAAAGTGGCAATCTTCTACTGAAAAAGGTGTTACGTCATAAGCCAAGGCAATGCCAGCAAGCTTAGCTTGATCTCGCCCTACTGCTTGCCATGCGCAATAGGCCTCCCATATGCGGTTTTCGTATGTCATGCGTCTAATCCCTTCATAGGCTTATATTTCTGCGTCACACAAAAGCTTAGGCATAGCTTGCCGATCTTGATGAAGCGGATGCCGCCTACCTTTTGTGTTGATACGTTAAAGAATTGCATTCGATTATCCTCACCGATTGTTAAGAGTTGAAGTATACCTGCGCACAAAAGAGAGTGAAGCAGATGAGCGCACCGATACCAATCTGAATGGCCTCAACTGTGTCTTGGTGGCGAAGCTGACGTTGGCGGGCTTTCTGGCGTTGTGTCATGTGTCTTATCCTTTGTTGTGATACATCCCCGGAGCCGAGATACAATCCTGGCGTTGGGATCTTAGGGTTTTGTTTTGCACCTTAATGATACAGCCCCGCAAGGCTGCACTGTTAAAGCTTTGACTTGATTTCATCCATTGCCCTTTGAAGGCATTCGATAGCACGCAAAGGCATTTCCAAGTGGCACGATATCAATGCGGTCAATATCTGATCCGCTACAGGGTCAACCATTCTGTCGCAATCATCATTCCACGCCATAGAATTGCGCAGGGCTTGCATAATCTTTAGTTCTTTACTTGCCATTGGGTCATGTCCTTTGTTGTGTTGTTGCCTTAATGATGCAGCCCCGCAAGGCTGCACTGTTAAAGCTTAGACGGTCACAGCCGCCACACATTCCACATGGTATCGGGACACTACATCGCCAGTATCCAAGGCCTTGTTGGCACGATTGCCAGCTACATGTTCGCACCATGTGTCCCACCAGTATTGAGTGCCTTCCAGCTGACACATCTCTACATAAGCCGTCACTTTCTTGCGCTTGCTTGCGGCGGTCATCTTGGCGGGTGGTGTTTGCACTGCACTAGGCTTGATGCCTAGGCGCTTGATGTTATGGCTGTCGATACAGGCCACGTTGAAGCCAAACATTTGGGCCACGAAAGCCGCTTTCACCATGCCTAGGTTCGGGATGTCGATAAACAACAGGATCGCCGCAACACAAGCCTCGACACTATCTGTGCCTAGGGTGTCTTTGATATGGTTAACCTTGCCCCACAAGAAAGCGTCATGTGTTGTGACGTAGTCGTATCCGTCACCCTTCTTGCCCCACATGAACCGACTAGCAGCGCCAAGCTTGTTCGTGTCTTGGACTTGTGCAAGGCAGGTTGAAAGCCCCGCCTGAATTGTCGCTAAGGTAAAAACTACAACAGGCTTTACCGATTGCTTGGCTTCACAGATTGCCATGATGGCTTGAACGTCACGAGTATACATTTGTCAGTCTCCAAACTGAATTAAAACATTGATACGGCCAGTCTTACCTACGGGAACAATGCTGCAACAGACTATTGTTTTATCCCTTATTCGGTGGCGAAGCGCCGTGACCGCACTGATGTTTTAACTTAGACCATAATCGGGTTGCCCCTAGGTGTCGAATTCGTGCCAGCAATTTCAAAAAGCGTTCGGGCTTTCACCCTCATAAATTCAAACCATCGCCGCAACTCTTAGGCCTCGCCGCCCGTTCCGTGTTGCTTAGGTCTAAACCCGTATCTAGCAGCGCCTTGTTTGCCGTTTCGATATGACTGTTATGACTTTGCTTTTCATATCGTGCAACAAGAAAAACCAAATAAAGTGAAATTAATTTTAAAGCCCAATAAAATAAGGGGTTTTATGCATAGGTTTTTGCTTGGATGCGTCCCAGGTTTTACCTAATTTTGCTTTTTTGACGTGAAAAACACCCCGAATCAGCAAAACGAATCAGCAAAACGAATCAGCGTGACAGGATCGTAAGACAGGGACAGCGTGACAGGATCGTAAGACAGGGACAGCGTGACAGGATCGTAAGACAGGGACAGCGTGACAGGGACAGCGTGACAGGATCGTAAGACAGGGACAGCGTGACAGGATCGTAAGACAGGGACAGCGTGACGCCAAAACGATGCA